ATATCCTGCTTGTGCCATAATTTTACCTCAAATTTTCAAGTTTATATAGAGTCGTCATGTAAATTGCCGTCATTTCATCAATAATATTTTCTAAAGCAGGGATATTATTAGATAAGCTTTCACGGTTTTGATTTAGCCAGACTAACTCATCTCTGAGAGCTTTAACTATGTTCGGTATATCTTCAGGCATGTTCCCAATCAAACCAAACGTACCTTGATGCGCCTCTACGTATTTGTCTAACGAGTCTACTAAATCGTCATAGAAATTACCTAACGCTTTATGTTGAGCATAAGAGTTAGTTTTCCAGTGTCTTACATGACTAGCGTTTCTAAGCTTAAACGCTCTGCTGATCATTTTTTCTATCATTAGAATGTGCCCCCGTTAATACCGCCCCAAGCCGGAGCACTAGTTCCAGCAGAAGTTAAAACTTGACCAGCTGTACCATTCGCTATAAATGATGTAGCTCCTGATCCGGTCTGGTAAGGAATTTGGCTAGCAATCCCACCCGCAAGGTTAGTCGCAGTCGTGGCGGTAGTCGCAGTCGTCGCTGACCCAACCGAAAGCGTGCTCTGAGCAACGTACTGAGGCGCACTAGCACCGGCTGTCAGAACATAATTAGTTGTACCTAGAGCTAGCGTTGACGTGGTTGCGGCACCTGTTTGATACACTAACGAGCCAGCAGCACCTCCGGCAACATTCGTAGCTGTGGTTGCGGTAGTAGCTGAACCGGCTGTAGTTGCCGAACCCACGGACAAAGTAGATTGAGCTACATACTGCGGAGCACTAGCACCTGCCGTCAATACGTAGTTCGTAGTACCGAGCGTTAAGAATGTTGAAGCTCCGGCACCAGACTGATAAGATAAAGCACCTGCTGTACCTCCAGCCAGATTTGTAGCCGTAGTGGCGGTAGTAGCTGAACCTACAGATAACGTACTTTGGGCAACATATTGCGGAGCTGTGCCGGAAGACGTAAGAACGTAGTTAGCTGCACCTATTCCTAACTTAGACAGCGTAGCCGTGCCGGAAGCATAAAGCAGGTCGCCTATAGTGTAAACAGTTTGACCTGTACCGCCGAAAGAAGCAGATACTGAACCAGCGGTGATTTGGTTACCGTTAATTGCAATACTAGCTGTACCGGCTGCGGTCAGTTGACCTTGCGCATTGACGCTAAACGTACTAACCGACGAAGCTGTACCGTATGAAGCCGCTGTAACACCAGTGTTTGTGATGCTGAACGTAGTAGTGGTGAGAGTTAAACCAGTTCCGGCAGAATATGTAATCGGTGCGTTAAATTGCACAAACGAAAGAGCAGTAGTACCGACTACAATAGGTAAAGCAGTCTGCTGAACCCAAGCTGTACTAGCTAGAGTTCCAGATAAAACTAGAACATAATCACCTTGGTCTATTTCATTAGTACCTGAGCCGCTAGTGTCATAATCTGTAGCTCTAGTTAAAATAAATGGTGTTCCTGCTGTACCGGCTTGCGTAACTACATATATACCATTATACGGAGCGTTGCCAGCTGTTTCATCTTTAATTAAAACACGCTGCGTAGCCGTTGGAGAACCACCCCCTAACGATAAAGCACCGTTTGCATTAGCAGTTATAGTAGCGCCTACACCGCTTGTACCGTTATTGTACGTATACGCAGGTAATGCTGCTGTAGAAGCATAAATAACCGGCTGATGATAATTTAATCCCGATGCTATCGTGTCAGCGTAGTCTTTATTAACAATGTCAGTACCGTTAGTCGGCGACGTTGTTATCGTTCCTGTAGTTAACGATATAGCGTTAATCGGCGTATTAGTTACTGAAGTCGCCTGACCTTTTGCGTTAAACGTGACTACAGGGACGCTAGACGAGCTTCCGTAAGTAGTAGCAGAAACTCCTGAATTAGGTAAGTCAGCTATAACTAAAGAGCGGAAACCTGTAGCTCCAGCCGGACCAGAAGAAGGACCAGCGTAAACTACGTTAGCAGCTTGATCACTTATAACGAGAGCCGAACCCCAAGAATACTCACCCGTGCCGCCAGAAACTAAAACTTGGCCAGCTAGACCAGGAGGACCAACATAAAGACCGTCTGCTCCGCACCAGATTATAGCGCCAGCATCAGGAACTAAGCTTCTAGCAGTACCGCCATTAGACAAACCGAGAATACCGTCTACTTCATCGTCAAGAGCTAAGTTAACTGCAGGATGTTCATGGTCTGCTCTAGAAATATTTGTAGAAGTTCCTGCAGAACCGCTTTGAAAACCAGATAAAGGTAAAGAATTACTTAGGTTTGCGTTCAATGTGACGTCAGAACTAAGCAACCCACCGCCGTTCAAGCCGGTTCCAGCTATAACTTGGCGAGAATCAGGCACATAACCTGAAATAGTAGCTGGTATTGTGGTCGCAGCTACAACTCGACCAGTACTATCTACGGTAAATATAGGGATGTCAGTAGAACCACCGTAAGTTCCTGGTGTTACGCCAGAGTTCGCTAGTTGAACAGTACCTACACCACCTGTAGCGATGCTTAAAGTTACATTACCCGTAAGCTGACCGCCACCGGTCATTCCTGTACCAGCGATAACTTGCGTTGTGGTGGGTACTCCGGCAACACTCAGTAGATCTCCGACGCGAATCTGATAATTATTGCCCTGATAGACAATCATCATCAAGCTGTTCTCGTCAGCTACCGGCGCAACTGGAAGTTGCGTTAATCTGGTCGGTATTAAATTGCTTGGAACGTCTGACATTTAAAACTCCAAGTAGCCGTTACCGTCTTCTGTGACAAAGAACTCATCACCTGCCTCTTGAATAACTCCAGCAGGACGTGTGTTGATCGGGGTGTCCGGACGCGTAAAAGGAAGAATGATTTGATCTTCTTTACGTGGCGCAAGACGGTACGGGTCGTAATCATCACGATCTGCTTCACAAACCATGAGATTAGGGTAATTAGGATCAGAAGCTAAATCTGCGAGTTTAAACTTACGCGAACAGCGAGCACAGATACCGATACCGAACGTCGATTCTCCTCGTACGTCAAGATACAGAACATTACTCATGCTGTGTATACCCCGATCGAAGGTTGAATATAGGTAGGTGAACCATCGTTATCACCGTCCCAAGCTCGTTGCTCAGACATGACTGAATCCTGTTGTAAAACAGGGAACAGTGTCATGTCTACTGCTGGTGTTTCTCTAGCTACTTTGTAAGCTAACTTGTTAACTATCGCATCATACCAGCGAGTAGGTATTTCAACTTGTTGTTGCAGGTTCTGAGTATCCATAATGTCTCTATGGCGCCAAAGAATCAGTTGAGCATTTTCAGCAGATAAAAACGGTGCTGGCCATAAATTTACGACAGGGTTAGGTAAATCTCTCTGGTACCAATAATTGCTAGGTCTACCAGGAAAATATTTATTACTTTGGTTAACATAACCGTCTCTGTTCAAAAGTCCCAGAGGTATTTCTTGAGGAAGGTTACCGAGGGTTATCGCAGAGTACGAAATCGTAGCCGTAGAGGTGATACGGAAGTACTGATAGGCGATGGCACCAGAAATGTCTGTCCAGTTTATTTCGCCAGCTGAAGACGTGTCATCTGCACTTCCTACGGTAACCCAAGTTGTACCGTCAACACTAGTTTGGAATGTGAGCGGCACAGAAGCTGCGCTCCATTTAATTCCAACTGTATCTACGACGGTAGAAGTAGTGAAGTTTACGGTATACGAGGTAGAAGTAGCGACGTATGCGCCTGTAACTGGCTGTATCTGCCGGTAATTCAGATTCAAAATGTCAATTGTACCTGCCGGCATAGGTATAATCGGCTGATTTTCATACATAGGTAGAATGAGCTTTTCTATACACCAGCTTGGTGTACGCACATTTGCTAAGTCTGAAAGAAGCATGAATAAAGAATCTAAAGCATAGTTCTGCATCTCGCTCGTTATAGCCTGAGCAGGCAAGCGACAACGTCTGTAGGCATGATCAATCACCTTCAGAGCGTTAAACGTCGTGTTTCCTATGCTGCCAGAATACGCCATGCTAACTCCGTATAGTAGTCAGTATAGCCGCTGTTCCAGCGTGCCCGAATGACGAAATTATAGTTCAATACCACTAAAATAGCAAATTACTTCTTACCCATTTTCATTGAGCCGCCTTTTTGCATACCAATCATTGGTACTTTAGGCGCTACGGGTACAGAACGACGCATGGCTTTACCAGGGATAGCACCTTTAACTTCAGCACGCTGCATGACTTCTTCACGCTGCATGCGAGGGGTTTCCGTAGCTTCATGCTTCATCATGACTTTCTTGCTAGGGTAACGCTCGCCGGTAGCCTTCTCAACGACACCGCCTTTTGCGTAACCTTTTACTTTACCGCCGTAGCTGTACTCGCAAGGTTTTACGCTGAAGTCAAAATCTTTAACGTATTGTGGTCCTTTTGCCATGATTTATCCTCACGAAGTGGCGTATGTTTTAATACATTCAAGTACGACGCAATACATGTCTCCGGCACTAGCGTCTAAGGTCGTAAACATCACGTCTCCTGTACTACCGGCTCCGGAGTTGTTCGGTATACCGCCGAATGAAGAAAGATCCATAAGGTAATTTGAGTTTTGCGGAATCAACCAAGCAAATACGTCAGTGGTAGCGTCCCACAAAATTCTAACTTCCATACCGTGGGTAGTAGAGTAAATCTTATTAAGCTTTACACCGTTACACGCTAAATTGAAAGCATTAGGCGCAAGTGTAGAAACGTCAATTTTCAAAACTGCCGTCTCACCCGTACCGTCTGAAATGTTTGTAAATTTTGCGATGTATAATCGTTCACCATCAAGCAAAACCTGCGTAGCTACTGCGTCAGCCATATATGTCTCCTTAAAATGAGGGGGAAACCCCCCTCACGGTTACGCTGTACGAGTGAATACGTATGCGGTTGCGCTAGAGAACATGATAGTGAAACGAGCTATACCTGTCACACCCGCAGCAATGGTCAGGTCGCCAAAGGAACCCGGAGTATCCGCAGCAGCAGTAGAAAGAATGCCGTTTACGGCAACTACCATAGTCACCGTGCTTGCACCAGCGGTGTTGTCAACGTACAAGTCAAAAACAGTACCTCTTACAGCTCCAAGTGCTGCGCCAAGCAGTGTACCTGTAGGTAAAGTAATGGCGGTCGCTGCGGCAGAAGTAGAAGTAATATAACCTGTTGCTACCTCTGCTGCGGTTGCTGTCGCTGTAGCGTTAATTGCAGAAGTCGTAGCGTGCGTGATCCTACCTGATCCTGCAATATTACCTGTTATATTACCTGTTACGTTACCTGTAAGTGCGCCAATAAAGCCATTTAACGACGTTACTGGACCTGAAAAAGTAGTTGAAGCCATTTTAATTTCCTCACATGCGAGTAGTGCGTATCTGTCTGCATGTCGTCAGCCGGAACTGTCAGATACACGGAATAATCCGGAAAAAACCCCCGCCTGTTTCCAAGCGAGGGCTATTCTTGCTTTAGACTCCAGCAGTGCCGTAGACACCACGTGGGTCAGTCCAACCGAAAATGTAACGCTCGGTGGCTTTGTAACGCATTGAGTCGGTCTCGAAATCACCTTCCATCGATTTCTCTAAACCACGACGCATCAACAGTTTCAGACCCTGTGGAGCATCAGTCTGAACCCACCATGCGGTAGTTGAAGTAATACGAGAAAGGTTAGCTTGACCTTCGGCCAACAGACCCATCGATTTAACAGGGTTGATGTCGTTGTCAGCTGTGCCAGCACGGAGAACCGATTTCAACAGAACTTCAGCTTGGAACACGTTAGAAGGACCAGATACGATCTTCTTTGGTGTCAAACGGATACGCTTACCGTTGTTGTCAACAGCATTGCGGATCTGAATGAGCAGTTGCTCAAGCGAAGTTTGCGACAAAGCTGCTGCAGTGGTCAGCTGGTTGCTGAACACACCGTTAACGATAGGGTGGCTAGTAGATACAAGAGCCACACCATCGCCGCCGGTATAAGCAGAGTTGAACGCACGGTTCAGAATATTAGCGCCCAGAGTTTCCTTGGTTTCAACCAGCGACTGAGCAAGGTGCTCAGCATAGGTCTTACCGATACGGATGTGGTCGCCATCTTCTACCAGAACTTTGGTCAGTGCAAAAGCCAGACCATAGACTTTGTAGAGGTAGCGTTGCAGGAACAAAACACCACCGGACTGATACGTTACAGCCATACCGTCAGGGAGTTCTGGAGCTGCGCCAAAACCATACAGAACAGGTTCCTCGTGATAATTACGGGGAATACCTTTTTGCTCACGGAAAACCATCTTCCACTCGTCTGCACGCTGGTCGTAAACACCATCGAAGACTTCGTTGAGGATAGGTTCGACTACCGACCGAAAGTCGGTACTTCTCATTGGAGTTGCCATTTAATCAACCCTCCTTTAAATACTATTAACAGCAGCTTTGTAGGCGTGTTCGTTAATACGAACCGTAGCCACAATATAAGCGTCTGTTATAGAGTCATTGACGTTACCTTCGAAACCTGTAATCTGAAACTGACCAGAGGTTGCTACAATAGCAGTCAAAAGAGTAGTAGAAAGACCCGTTTGGGTCGAACCACCAGGAGATGCTACAGTCCAGTCACATTCTTCGCCGACCGCAGTCTGCATAGTTGTACCAGAAGAAGGATTGTTGTACTGAACAGCAAATAGTGTCTCAGGATCATCATACACCCAAGCAACAATTTCAGTACCTGTAGCACCGGATGGCCAAAATGGCGAAATCGTTGGTTTACCAGTAGCATCGTTGTACTGACAACCAGCGAAAATGCCTAGCAAAGTAACACCATCAACAGTACCTGAACGAGTACCATCTGAAGTGCCAAGTTGAATAACACCGTTATCGGTTAATTTTACAGGGTCGCCCGAGAAAATATTTGCCGCATAGGTCGAAGCGATTACATAGGCTTTCGGACGCATTTGACCACTGTTGTGGTACGATGCGCGAAAACCAAAAGGTGCGCTAGTCGAAGACATGCTTGCTCCTAAATGGTTAAAAGGTTACGTCAGGAAAGATCAAAAAGAGCTTCCCGCTTTTGTCCCATTTCCGCATTACCTTCACCTACTGTCAACCTCGACTTAGACATCTTGGCTTGTTCTTCTAAGAACTCAGCTGTGTCTGTCAGTTTCTCTTCTTCGCGCATAGGAGCATCATGGTGAGCCTCCTTCATAAAACGCTCATAAAGACTGATAGGCAACTTAAAAGCCAACATCTCGTTAACACCGATAAAACCTGACCAATCACCCGTTTTGAGTGTGGCATACTCCCAGCCAGGAACATCCTCTGGCTTTACAGGTTCATAGCCCAAACGAATTCTCGTCTGGATGGAGTCACGGGGATTAGTCGTGGTAAGCCAGCACATGTGCCAGCCAGGAATCTTAGGTAAGTCCGGAAGTGAGGACTGAAAAAACTGCTGACGGAACATTTCAACCCGCTCGTCTTCGGTTACTTCGCGATTTTCAGTAACTGGGCGATCTTTCATCACCCTGCTATCACGGTTCTCTCCAGCGGATTTCTTTAGTCGTTCGTCGGTCATAATACTCGCTCCTTTCAGCGATTAGTGCAAATTATAGTGGGTAACTTGAAAAAAGGCAACTGATGACTTAAGCCTTGTTAGCTTTGTCGTATTCAGCATACCTCTTAGCGTATCTCATACGTAAAACAGGGTCGTCCCATACTCCGGCATCAATAAGAGCTTGCTTACGGTCTGGGGACAGATAGATCTCTTTTCGAGTAGATGTCGGAGCGTGCTCTCTACCTGAACCGACTGCTGGTCCACCTCGAGGTTTACGCTCTGGTTTATCTTCGTAATCGTCATCACGATCACGCTCGCGAGTCTGCTTACCGAATCTCTCAGGTAAACGGCGTGCGGCACGACGCTCTAATTCGTTCCAGTAATCTTCGGTACGGGGGTCAAAACCGTCTTTTGCCAGAGCTTGATCAATCGCCATAACGATAGCTGAGTCCTCATTACGACCTTGAGGATCATACCATTTGTTATTTTCCATGAACTGCTTGGCATAATACGCAGTGACATTGTCAATGTTGTCAGATACCGGAGCTTTCTGCTGAGCTTGTTGCTTAGCATACGTCAGCTGCTGAACCTTAGAAATAGCGTCGTCGCGATAACGTAAAGCTTGAGTTACGTCGTCACCGTTACCGGCTTCAACAGCTTTAGCAATGATCCTGTCTGCCATCTGCGCATCGTTTTGCGCTTTCTGAATTTGGGCATCAATACCGTTAACGTCTAACTGTTGCGTACGCTGCTCTTGTGCCGTTAAACGACGCTCAAGGTCATCGTTACGTTTACGTAAGAAATCCATCTCCAATTTGTCTCTGGAAATAGCTTTATCACGACGCTCTTTACGCTCTTGCTTTTCATGCCGGCGACGCTCGCGGATAGCTTCCCGTTCGTCTTCATCACCGTCATCGGCTTTGGCCGAGCGTTCATCATCTTGATCATCGTCATCATGATCATCTTCTGCAGAAACTTTCTTTGCAGGATCTTCTTCAACAATTATAACATCATCTTTATCTTTGATGTCTTCGTCATCTTCTTTCATTACGTCAGCCATGGCTCATCTCCTTATCAGATGAATGCTCGGATAGCTAGTGGGTCGCCAGTGACCTCACCCAACAAATCCAAATCGTTAAACATAACAAACAACGCAGCTTCGTTGTCTTCTAGAGGTACTTCCCAGCGATCACCACCGTACTTAGCTACACGGATGTAATCTCCTACTTTTGCCCATGCGCCTTCTGGCCACGGTTGCATAGTGTCTCGATTGTGAAAAGCCAGAGGACCAATCGCAACCACTTTAGCGATTTGTGTGTTCCACTTCTCAGTATCACGAGAACCAGTATCGATTATGATACCACCTGCTGATTTCTTCTTAGGACTACGGATTTGAACCAGAACACGGCTACCATAAGGACGTACTCCAGCATCTACTGCTGGAAATGCCTCATCTAGCGCATTCTCATAAGTCGTTGTCACTATTTTTCTCCTCATCTAACATTGAAAGAAGTACATTAATTGCCGCCTCGTATCCCGCAACGACACCTACACGATACCCGTACTCAAAAGCATCGCGATTCTGTGGCCTCTTCATAGACTCCATGGCGAACTCACCTTGCGCCGTTTTCAGCCTATTGAGAAGCTTTGTCTCTACATTCATGCAGGAGTCTTAGGCATAACCGGAGTTGAGGGCAGAGTTTGACCTGTGACGGGTACACCCGCTGCCATACGGTGATGCTGTTTAACTGCTGCATTGTTCATTGGGACTGTGCCCGTGGTTGGTTTGTCTGACATTTCTATCTCCTAAAGTTAAACTCCTGGGTTAACGCCAGTTCCGGTGCTAACGGCAACTTTCTCTCCGCTAGCGATTTCCGCTGCTGCGAGACGCATTGCTGTCTCGTTGTCATCGGTGTTCATTTCCAGACGTGCCTGCAGTTCGGCCATTGTACGCTGGTCTTCTGACTGCTGACGTAGCTGCTCGCGCTGCAACTCAGCTTGACGATCTTGATTACCTTCAGACAATTTCTGCTGTTCAATCTCCAACTTAGCTTGGTCTGCCTGAGCTTTCTGTTGCAATGCCTGAGTTTGTATCTGCGCACCAATCTTAGCCACTTGTAGGCTGTTGTCTGGCGGCATAGGCGGTTCAGGTTTAAACTGCTGTGCCTGTTGATCGATTTGAGCCAGCTCTTGCGCAAACGAAGCCAGCTGTTGCTCAATGAGTTTCTGTACTTCAAGTATGATTTCTACTTGTTGCTGTGAATCTTCCTCAATCAGCTTCTCAGTTTGAGCTTTGTCTACTGCATCGTGCGCCTGTGACAAGTAATAGTTCAACAAGTGGTCGCGCAAGTGAATAGCCATGGGGTATAGATACGTCTTGATGATGGCTGGGTTCTGCCCAAACAACGGAGACTTCAAGAAAGCTAGGTGCGTCATCAGGTGTGACATGTGATCTTGTCCTGGCAACACGTAAATAGGACTTCCCATGGTGGCTGCTACGTTCTCAGACACCGGATCCATGTCTTCTGACGCTGGTTTAGGCTGAAGTACGTCCGTATCACTGATTTTCAGCGTGCGGAGGAACATATCCTCCACTTTTCTGGCGTCATACAGCTGAGGCATCATAGCTGCACGTTGCATTACTGCCTGAACCTGCGCAAAACGCTGTGTTTCACTGAAAATTGATGGGTCAGACACCGGAATGATGTCCATCGGACCGTCAAAGTCGCTAGGGTCTATCTCAATACCAGCAGATTGCGCTTTAATGTCCTCTTCAGTCAGGTATGCGCTGTCTATCCGGTGCAGAATCTCAAACACTTTCTCCATAGATGAATGGAGACGTGCGTGGATGCTACTGAACACCACCATACCCTGCTCAATCAGAGCTAAAGTAGTACCGACTGGCTGGTTAGGGTTCTGGTCTGACAGTTTTTCAAAGCTCGTCTGTACTACACCTTTACCAGCATCAACTAGGAAGCCAAGAAGTTGGAACAGAACAGGACTAGGTTGGTTAAACGGCATAGGCATGGCTAGCTTACGCACGTCATCAATCATCGCCCCACCGTCCATCTCAACAACTTCGGTAGGTTGTACGTTGATGGTCTGCCCCGAGGGTCCACCTTTCAGCTTGAGCAGGGTCGGGATGTTCTGAATATGCGCTGAGTCCATCAGTGCGCGTAATGCACCGGTGGCCGCTCCAGACAAACCGCCAATCATGTGCGTCAAGCCGATTGGGTAAGCACCACGCCAAGGTACAAACGGGAACTCAACAATCCAGTCTAACTCTTGACGCTGCTCGTCGTCTGCTTCCCAGTTACGGTACAGCGATAAAGCTTTGCTAGTTGTCTTATCAATAGACAGAATATAAGGCTCGCTGCCGTCACCGAAATCTAAATACGTATAGACTTCATAAATCGTACGTAATCCGTCTTCATTATACGACGAAGCTTGGCGACCTTCGATCTTATCGTTAGCTACCGTTGACTTACTGAACTCAGGGTCTCCTGGCATACCCAAGTCAACGTCAATGTACATGTCCTGCTTGACACGCTTCTGGTACTCTAACTTCGTGATGTACTGTACGTGCGTCTTGCGCTCAGCAGAGTAGAAGTTAGTAGCAGCGAACGGCAGGTATATATCGTCAATCGCGATGAATTCAGATGCGGGACGCTTAAACTGTGGGTTCCACATCAACTTCATATACTGCCCACCACCCAGCGGGAGCTGTGTAGACAACTGCTCAAGCTCGGAGCGGAACTCCTTCATTTGCTTGGTGGTCTGCCAGTTCATGAAGGTTGCTTTACGGTCTGCCTTCGCTAGCTTGTCTTTATCCTTAGTGCCGTAGATCTTACTACGTACCGGACCATTTGGAGGGAAGATCTCCTTCATGAATCGCGCTGAGAAGTCTACGCATGCCTCAACTAGCATCGGGTGTACTACCTTGTTTGCGCCGGTGAACTGCGCCCCACCAGGAGCATCATCACCTAGTCCGGTACGACGGATACCTTCCTCATACTGCTTGTCACGCTTCTCACGTGCGGTCTTATCTTTGTCAATCTTCTCAAGCAAGTCGGTGACCGCTGCCTCTAACTCCGACTGGTCAACTTCTTCAACGATGTTTGAGAAATGACTCAGGTTACGCTTGAGGTCTACGTCGTTCTTTTCGCGCAGAATAGCGCCACCGTCTTCGGTGTCTTCTACCTCGTTGTCTGTATCTTCCAGACGAACGGTTTCACCTTTTAACTCTTCATCATCCTTCATTTGCTCAGCCATTTTGTTCCTCTATTAACTGTGCTGCCATCATATCAATTTCTTCAGGATTGAATTCTACCGCTCCACCCTTCGCATATGGTACCGAGAGTTCAACTTTACGCCCCGTGCCAGGAGGCATTTTACGACCACCATATAAACGAGCAAGACCGTAAAGAGAACCTTCTCCAAGGTAATCGCCATAGTGTTCGACAGGAACGTCAACTTTTCTACCTTGGTACTCAATCTGCTGCGGATTAAAATCATACTCATCGATTATCTTGTATTGCTTAGTTGTAGGATCTAATTCGTAATTAAACTGACCAAGCGACTTAGCCAGCGAAGGACGTGGAGGCATGACACCGCCAATCAGGTTTGCCGTAATTCCTTTACGCCGGTCACCACCCGTTAGCTCGGTATAATCTTTATACTCAATGTAACCCTTACCTTTACCGTTTAACATTTTTTCTTTCTGCCGGATCAGGTTCTGCAACTCTGCCAGCTCTTCAGTGTTGAAATCTTTAGCGGTGATTGGGTCTCGTTTATCTCGCGCAAACGTATCAAGATAAATTTTATGCGCAGCGGACATCCGGTCGCGGTTAGACAGTTTGTCGTATAGGTTGATACCGCCTTCGGTTACTTTGTCCGACACCCATGTACCCATCCGGTCTCCGAACGTCGGCTCTAAACCGTCAAACGGTGAAGGCTCTTTACGTTTAGCTTTACCACCTTTTTCCATGTGCACCGCACCACCCTGCGCAAAGCCATAACGGTACATGAGGTTCAACATAGTCTGCCGGCTATCGGGTCTGTGCGTACCACCGACCATAAGCTCGGATCCGTCGCTCAGTTGCTTACGGTACATGGCATTGAGAGTCTTCTCACGTGTCTCAGGATCCATGCTAGCGTTCAGATTGTAGCCGCCTCTAGGATTCATGTCGCTGTAATTCACTCCGACCTGAGATACTTTCTTCTCTCTAGGGTCTACGTCAACATACCCCCGTAGGTTGTCTGTACCTACGCTGCCTCTCAAGTTGAGACCTTTGTTGTGCGTCCAAGCATCCAGTGAGAATGGTCCAGAGGACACACGCCCACCTAGAGGGTTAAAGCTTTTCAAAGTGTCGAGCAGGGAAGCTTCAGGCATGTCTCCGGACTCTGCCGCTCTCTCCTGTTGTACGTCAACCAGCTCCGCTGCCATCTGACGTATCAGGTCGTCATCGTACTCTGCGTGACCACCAGCAGCGAAATTCACGGAGCCTCCTTGGGCGAAACCTTCTGGTTTCATAGAGCCTTCAATAAAGTCGCGCAGCTGAATAGTGGTCATGAAGCGCGGTGCGTTTGGGTTAGCGTCAATAGCAGCATTGAATATAGCTTGAGCGTCGGCGTCGCCTGCACCATTAGTGATTCTTCTTAAATACTGCGTCAACATTACAGGGTCTTTTTGCAGATCCACAATACCGTACTGGTTTAGATCATTGACTTTACCCCACTCTCCGCTGTTTAAGAACTTGAGAACAGACTGAGTCAATTTTGATCCGTAGTATGGGTCGCGCTTGGAGTACTCTTGTGCGCGATCGCTGCTAAACGAGTTGCCAGGAGGTTTGAGTTCGGTGATACTTGGCGGCAGCTTAGGTTGACTGTTTATAATTTCTTCGTACACCTTGTAAGCGTCCGGAGCATTTTCTTCCATCCAGTCAAGACTTTCACCAAACTCAGGAGGTCTGTCTAATTTGCTGAAATGACGGTCGTAAGCAATTTCTTGCTCCGGCGTCATATACATAGTTGCGTCTTCGATAGCAACGACTTCATCTACGTCTTGCGTGATCTTCACTTGCACATGTGGACGACCTTCAGCATCTAAAAGTGCTGTGAGTCGGTTAACTCCCGAGCCGTAATCTTTAGCTGCCCATTCGCTCTGAGTACACCAACCACCTGCTTTGCCTATAGAGCTGCATAATTTCATCCCTTTGGCATCTGTTGTTTCTGGGATGTCAACCCAAGTGCCTCCTGGCTTTTCAGTAAACGATAAATTTAAATCTTCATCTGCTAATCGCGGCTTCTCCTGCAGATTAGCCATCATACCTTCACGCTCGGCTTCCGCAGCTTGTTTAGCTCGGAATGCGTTTATCTTTGCTACACGCTCTACTGCCTGAGGTACAGTGAGCTTGTCTAAGCTTTTCAAATCAATACGCAGGTTTGCTGGCAAGTCACTCGCGGCACTTGTCGCATTTTTAAGCTCGTCTATGAGATGCGGGAAACCTAAATTTTCTGAACCCATCACATTCTTTTTAGGACTATAAACGGGAGTCTCTGGAGGCACTTTGGTTAACCAAGGCATATTCTCTGCGTTGCCTCTAAAGTTCAACTGTTCTCCAGCTGTACTTCGATTTATAGCACTGTCTGCGAACTTCTCCCAATCAATAGCTAACGGTGAATTAGCCATACCTTCTCTTGGGAAACCACCTAGCATCCTTGTGTCCATGAGATTTGAGTATAGACCTACATAGCGAGGTTGAAAATGCAATATATCTTTTTCAGCTAAGGCTCTTATAGGGTCTTCCGGCGTAGCCATTTCATTAGTAATATACTTAGCTAACTTGCTGTCAACCCATTTGTTAACTGCGTCAGTGTTAGGTACTTCTGTAGTAGGTGTGAAAGTCAAATGACTTTTCAATGGTTCAACGGCGTCTCCAACGGTGTGATTCAACCAGTTGCCACCTTTAGGCTTGATGACGTTCATGGTCGGTGACACACCGTATTTCTCAGCGAGGTTCACTGCGTGTCGAGCAGCGTATGGTGCTGAGGCTTTAGCCAGAGGCTTGAGCATACGTGCTGCCGCCGGTACCAGTGGCGCAATGTCTAATGCACCCGTTAGAGCATCTTTGGTGTCTGCCGTGAACCCATAGGTCTCACCTCTACCCTGTGTGACTGGTGTACCGTAGTTGATGTTCTCTAACGTGCGGTATATTGGCGGTATGTTGAGTAAGTCTGAGATTATAGCTGCCGGTGGGTTCTCATAACCTCCTGGTGCACGAGCGAAATCATCAGCTTTCTTTAGGTAGCGACCCAGCGCACCTACGACTGGGTACTGCTCAGGACGGGAACGAAACTCAGGCATAGCTCACCTTACCATTTAACTTTGTTAGCCCAGTACGCTGCGGACATAGTACCCTTCTCAATGTTCTTTGCGTGTCGTGCTTTGAACGAGTCGTTGCGTGCGCTGCCCTCGGGAGAGCCTTTGACACCCTGTTGCCCGAAGCGTATAATCTTCTCCTGCCCATCGGCACATGCCTTGACTACGTGGGACTTGGTGGGATGGCTGGGTGTACTCTTGGGTTTGTTGCAAGCCATCTTGCTCTTGTCGAGTAGCTTGCTCATTTCTTCCTCGCTGCGCGCATGTTGTCAACAAGGTTGGGATACGGACGACCGGCAGACTTGGCAGCGTCTTTTGCAGAAGTCTTCTGCTTTGATGTTAGAGGTTTCGATTCACCTAGCTTGGCGGGACGACTCTTGTCCCAAACAGGTTTCTTAGGCTGCATATGGGTTTATCCTCTCGCGTTTCTTCTGTGCTGGTTCATCAATGTCCTTTGCCACTGGCATCTGGAACCACCCGTCATTCCGTAGGTAGATGATAGCCTGTGTGAACGTATCAACGTAGTCATCGTGTTCAGCGACTGGGAACTTCTCAAGCTGTTTGAGGAATCCCTTTGCCCATGACACATAGTGACCACGGTTCTTCTTTGACTCAGGTATCCATAGTATGTCCTGCTCCAGTACCGGAGCTGCCTGATGGGCACGAGACACCTTGTCAGCATTACCAGGATTATAACCTACGACTGGCACATTCGCCAAGCGCAAATCCTGTATCAGGCTCTGACCACTCGCTTTGGCCTCTACAAGTACCCTGTTGGGTCGTCTCGCCCTTGCGTATGGGCTGTCGTCTGTAGCCCCACCATACTCCGTGTTCCACTCTGCTATCGCCTTCTTACGGAGCGAGGGATAGCTCAAGTGCTCGTCCCATGCGTCTATCAGCATGACCTGTCGCTTACCCTTCATCGAGAACACCGCATAGGCTGTGAAGGCTGTCGGGTCTCCTGTGGTCTTCTCGGTGAATGCGCAATCGTAGCTCTGCAGTATGTACTCAAACTGCGGCAGCTCTTTGTCTGCTGACCACTGCTGGAAGTGCTTGGTCTTCAGGATACCACCCTCTATCGGTGCCGGATCCTGCTGTAGCTGTCCGCTGGTGCCGTACACGCCGAGGGACTGCTTGAGTGCAGCGATCTCTTTGTCGCCGAATCGCTCTGGGCAGATCAGCTCTCCCTTAACCTTACGAGGGTCATAGCCACCCAGCACTGTCTTGCGTTCCCTGCCATCCCACTCTGCCGGTATGCAGATGTGCTCCCACCCCTTGATGTCTTCAAGGATGTGTCCGCTGATGTCTCGGTCGTGCAGACGCTGCATGATGGTCACCATGGCGTCTCGCTTGGGATCGTTGAGTCGGGTTGACCATACCTGATCGAACCACTCTAGTGCCGTCTCACGCATTGCATCGGACTGTGCGTCCTGTGCGCCGTGTGGGTCATCGAGCAGGAGGCGGGATCCACCCTCACCCGTCGCTGTACCACCTACCGAGGTCGCGATACGGTAGCCGGTCTTGTCGTTCTCGAATCGCTGCTTAGCGTTCTGGTCGCCTGACAGCGTGAAGTTCTTGAGCCATCGTTCCTGATACCATGGCGACTGTATCAGTCGTCGTGCCTTCAGGTTGTCTCGGGTTGACAGCACACCGGAGTACGAGGCACACAGGAACTTCTCCTCTGGCTGTTCAATCCACTCCCACATTGGCCACATGACGGACACGATGGTTGACTTGGAGTGTCGTGGCGGGATGTTGATGAGCAGTCGAGTTATGTCCCCTGCCGACACTGCCTCAAGATGCTCGCAGATAGCCTCAATGTGCCAGCTGGGCACGAAGGGTACTCCTGGCTCTACTACGTGCCACGACTGCTTCACGAACTCGTATAGGCTTGAGGTAGCAGCTCGCCTGTCCTGTTCCTTCTTGATCAGGTCTAGCATTACCGTTGGTGAGAGCGGAGCGTTCATCCTCGTATCACCGCACCTAGCAGGTCACAAGCCATTGCCGATGTCTCCCGCACCTCTCGGCTAAAGCTCTCGTTACCTCGCCAGCTCTTGGCTAGCATGTCTGCCTTCTGGGCACAGCGTTCACGCTCGTCCTTGCGGATCTGCTCCATGACGGTATACACCCGTGTTGCGTTGACGTCAGCAGACACCGGCGACGCTGAGAAGCAGAGCATAATCTCATGAGCGAAGTCATCATTTGTCATTGGGTCCTCCGGCTTTGCCTAGCAGCTTCTGCATCTGCATCAGCTCGTCGTCAGACAGGTTGGTGAGGTCTATGGCAGCCAGCGTTATCGGACCACCATCCTTGCCGGTATGCTCCGTGGTCAGCTTATCACCGTAGATCTTCGGCAGCACCTTACTGAGCATCCACTTGCGCGTGTCAACACGTAGCCGGTTACGAGCGATGGCGTCCGAGGACAGCGGCATCATTATGCTCTTGCGTATACGATTGCCGGTAGCGTCCAGCATCGGGTTGCCGTCTGGGTCTAGTGCGTCGCATTCGATGAGCGTATGATTTTCGTCGGAGATGGCGACAATTTCTTCCGCCAGCAGCTTGTAGCCGATTTCGCGCGCATGCGCGTAGTGCTTGCCAAGTCCCTCGGGGTCTTGATTTACCCAGTCCAGAAAACCGGAGGGAGAAGGCATGCCGGCATCAGAGACCAGAATATTATTCAGACTCCGACCTTTCATAAGCTCCGAGCAGACGTGGTTACCGACAAGCTCCCTGTCAAACTTCCGTGGAGCACCGTTGGGTTTCTTTGGTTTAATCATCATGTCAGACATTATAGCTTATCTCCTTAAAAACACCAAAAAAGTAATCGTTCGGTTTAATCGTTCGTTCTATAGAGAACACAGCCGAACGAACGATTACTTTTACTCACTCTGACGAGCTACGGAGAGAGGCTAAATTGCCCTCTCCTCCGTCCGTCGAGTCGTTTTAGACTGTGATCTACGCCAATCGTTCGGTCGGTTCTTTTTGTCGAACGATTACCCGAACGAACGATCACACGATTAGTTACGTTGGGATGGGATTCTGTTACGAATTTTCTCTCCCAGTTCTTCAATATTGGTACAATTGTCAGCCAACGTAGCACAGGCTTCCCGCTCAATCATGATCGCTGTTTTTGTTGTTTCGATTGCCACCGCCATAATTTCAGCTCTGGCCATCGTGAGAGCTTCATCAAACTCAGTTTGGGTAAACAGCTTATTACCTGTGCCACGGGACATAAATTGTTTTTGGAAGTCAGACATCTCGCTCATATATTATCTCCAGAAAAGATCTAAGTAATCATCGTACGCTGCCCAGCACAGCAGGTATTGCCAACTACGTTGGGGCATACCCATCTCGTAATAAATTTCAGCAAGGTGTAAGCATAACTCTTTTGTAGGTGGCGGTCTTTCTTTCATTTATTCTTCTCCTCAGCTTCAAGCTCCCGCAGGTCGTTGGCGGCATCCGACACCCCGTGCCAGTCGTTACGAGCAATCATGACCTGCATGTACTCCATCAAAATTGCTCGTTGTGTTTCGTAGTCTGTGTAATCTTTCATGGCTTTTCCTTTATCCACGCATCAACTCTGTACCATCCATCAGGCGTTATTTCATCTTCAGCTAATCTGGCGCGAAGTGCGGCATGTGCTTTCTTTTGCTTTTCTCCCCACCCATACTCATCATAAAAAATGTCTAGCGCATCCAACGCCATCTTAAATAATTCGCGATCAGTCATAAAACGCTCCATAACCATTTGATGTACTTCGCTATCAAAACCCCAGCGGTGCTAGCCATAAATACAAATGTGACTATTACCACTAGGCCGTAAATATGCTGCAATATTTCTTTTCCCATTTCATTCATCCCTACCCCCTTGCGCGGATAGCGGCGGCTTTTTCGCGGTAGTAGCGCACACATACTGACGGTTCATGATCGCGCTCTGCATCTTCCGCCATTTCGTCTAACACATTCGCACACGCTTCGCGCTCCGATGCTGCGACTAAAGCAGCAAATTGCTTAAGCTCTTTAATTGTTTTTTCCCAGCCTTCTACACCCCAACCATTGGCTTTTTTGTATAGCTCAATAACTTTTTCGTCAGTCATACGTCAGGATCCTTTCTTTTAACTTTCTGTTTAAACCAAGATCTAATCTGCTCAATAGGTAACCCTGTGCGGTCGTATACCACCAGCGTCATTTTCGGTGTCAACCCCAACGTATCATTGTTAATGCGACTTATAGTTGACGGTGAAGAATGTAGAAACTTTGCAAGGTCTTGGTCTGTTTCTAATTCATACGCATCTTTAATATGCTCAAACAATTTGTTTGATTTATAAGTGTCGTTAAAGTTGATCATTTTTATTCTTTCAGTATCAATTTGTCTTGTCTAAACTTCTCATTTTCAACTTTACGTTCTAATTCAGTAAAAGCTTTACTGGCTCGGAGCTTAGCAGTCAGCGCATTGTTTTGGTGAATACGGTCAACCATTATCTTATTCATCTCACCTACAGGGTACTTAATTAGAACGTAAGCTACATAACGGTCGCCTTCAAGCAGCAGCTTTGCGTCTTCCTGCTCAACTCCTGGCAGTTCAACTAGCAGGGCATCCTGAGACGTAACGATAGAGGCATTGTTAGAGACGTCTGGGTTATATCCCACTTCGTCCATAAACAAACGCATAGTAGCGTTAATTTCACCTTGAATAGCGACCGCCAACTGAGCACGGGCAAGCATGTGAGCCTTGTTGACTGCCATTTGCATGTCACGACTGCGTGCTACAGCTTTCTCATAGACTGCGGTGCTGTCTTTAGGCGGTGTAAGGTACCACTTAGGCGTATTGTCAAGAGTCTTAGCCATCTCTTTTTTAATCTCTTCTTTCTCAGCTTTGAGAGCTTCAAAGGATCCTGGCTTAACTGAGCTGCAAGCAGCTAGTACGAGTACTGAGAGTAATAATAAAGCTTTCATGTTATATCTTTCTAAGTTATTTAAGTTCTTTTTTCGGTACTGACCAAACAAAATACGGCATTTTGATTATCCTGCGGTCTTTCTTTGGAATCTCCTGCAACCTCTGGTTAAACTCATGCAGGGTAAAGCTCTCCCTGAATGTTACTTCTGTTTTTGTTGCTACGGCTATAATTGTTTCACTTGCAAGGTCACCTACGACAGCGTTTCTTTTTGGAAACCTGACGAGCATTTTGTAATTCTCAGACGGGAAGTAAGCTTCCCTAGTGATGCGTTGGCTAGGTTGGTAGCGACTAGGGTACAGCAGTTTGATCTGGTCTCGCTCGTCTTCATAGGGAGAGTACAAGAACAGATTCAAATACATTGGCTGGTTTGATTTAGCCTTTATGTTGAGCTGATCACCGTCGTAAAGTTTATTTTGAACCAATCTAACGTCTGGGTCAAAGGTATTGTCAACAGGTGACTTGTCTTTGAAGATGTCAACTTCTAAAGACACAGTACAAGAGCCGTTCAACACGAGCTGCTTTATGTTCCTAACCCCAGTCACCATACCGTCTGTTTGAGACATAGAAGTCTGAGCGTATTGGCATGCGTCTACGTTCTTGTCGTTGCAGATTTGAACCTTTGAGACCGTGATTGATTCACCGGCAACTTTAACTAGAGCATTCTCAATAGCTCGGTCTTGTGCAGACTTACATGCTGCTTTCTCAGAGGTCTCCGGACCAAAAACTTCTTTACCTGCAGTAGCATGCCACTCAGCATGAGCGGTAGATGCGATTAGTAACAGTAGAATGTATTTCATATTCTCCTCTGGCATACAAAAGCTTCATGACCTACACGGAAAGCTCCGGCGTATTTGCAGTCACCAATTACACGACCCTCAATCTGCACTTGACCAATCCAAATACCTAGGCAAAATGCAACCACGGCAGCTAATGATTTAGCCCATGTAGCGTGCACCCAATCAAGCACCTGTTTATAGGTGATTGTTTCAAGCATCATATTCCGTACCTTCCTTTTTCAATCGCTGCTATTACGTCTTCATCCACACGCAGGTAATGATTTGCGCGTCCCTTTGGAACTTCCAATTCAACTCTTATCAGGCTACCGTCATTTAGCAGACTCGTTATTGCTCTTTCTTTTCGCTCTTGAGAACCTTTTACACCACCTTGGTTAGCCGGTAGTCTTTCATAGTGAGAACGTGAGCGACCAGGATCTTTACGTACGAGGTCAGTTATCTCATCACAGAGCATGTTCCACACTTCTAACTCTTTGGCTTCCTTACGATCTTCTTTAAGCTGCGCACGTTCGCCGGTCTTGAGGGGTCTAGCGACTGAGTGAGAGAACCAGATCTCTTTGTCGTAACCTAGAACATCTTTATGCGTCTCTTTGTTTTGAATAAGGTCGAATGTCAACTCATGGAAGGCAACAGGGAACCTGATCTTTAGAGCCTTTAACACCCGTGGGGCATCATTGTCTTCACCGTCTTTAAACACTGTGTAAACACCTTGAGCATCACCTGTCCAAGCAGACGCACCGCGAGGTGAGAGCAGGTCAGATTCACCCATACCGTGTGTTTTGGAAGTGTGACTGACGATGATGACGGGGAAGGCTGAGAAGGATTGCTTTATGTACGCCATTGCCCGACCGACTTCAGCGTTGTCGTTCTCGTTTTCTAAATCAAACACTGCGTTGGCGGTGTCAAATATTACGAGCGGTAAAGCAGAGTACATTTCACCGTTAGCTTTCTTGTTGTCAACTGTCCACTCTTTGTACTCGTCTGCTACTTGAGAAACTATCTTAGGGTCTAAGCGTTGTGCAGCTATAACTCTGACCCGTGAATCAAAGTCAGCAGTGCCCATGCCAGTATAACCCCATGAATATAACGAGTAGATAACACGTTGTACTTGAATCACAGACTCAGTTATTATAATTACGTTACGCCGTACAGAGGGACGCAAAGCGTAGTCAGTAGGACACAAGTGAGCGGTAGCTAGAGCCATCGGCACTATGAGAGTTGTCTTACCTACACCAGGAGCACCGGCTACCACGTTGACGCCAGTTGACATAAAGTCATCGTAAACATATTCAAAGACGGTAACACGGGATGCACCAGAGTCTGTTGAGCGTTTGAGACTGAGAGGATGAACAGAGCCGCTAGTAGTTTCAGGTTTACTATTCCCTGCCCAACCGTTATCAATCGCCATGCGGAAAATTGAGCGGTAAGTTATGCTATGGGGTTGGTCTAAGTCTCTTTCCCACTTACGTCGTTGGGCACTAGCGTCAAACTTATCACTACGGGATGACCATTCAGTCCAGACTTTGTACCCGTTCTCACCGTATGATTTAAGCACCATACCGACGTTGACCCATGTAGTATAATCATCAGCGTCAACGTGACGTAATGCCGAGCGTAAATCATCAAACGTCTGGGCAGTCGCTACAGGCACCCCTCCGCGTTCAGTCAGGCTATAATCGACTGTGGTGCGTGCCTTGCCCGCTATAAGCGAAGGGAGAGGGGAAGGTCTTGCCGGTTTAGATTGAGAAAGCGGAGAGCGTCCGGCTTCCCACCTATAAACCCCAGAGGGTCCGAGTGAGGGAGCGACACAAATATAACCGTTGTGTTTCAGGTCTAACCCTGCGCCGAGAGAACCAGGGAATGATAACTCTGGGTCAGCTACAAACAGGCGATGTTCACCGCCACCTTGAGTTATAGCAGTACAGTCGGAATGTAACACCCCGTGTTCTGCCTCTAAGGTGGCTAGAGACTCCCGACCGCCGTTCTGTGGGTCTATGTCTAGGGCGATTAGTCCGGACGTAGAGAGGGATATTCCTATACCTGCGTCAGGATCTTCTGCCCACCAGTTGCGTATTGTTTGTTCGTCTACTGTTGAGTCTTGATGCCCATGGGGTACGAGGTTAGCTTGAGGATGCTTACCAGCTTTGTGACCGGAAGCGTCATTCGGCAAACCACAGCGGCACTGTCCGTTGTCATCAACTGACCAGACAGGCAACACGTACCAACCCAATTTAGAATACGCAAGCGCATAGTCTAAAGTTGTTGGAGCCTTATCAACGAGACCGAATTTATTCGTCTGCTTCACCACCATCGGTCTCCTCGTCAGGTGCGTTCTTATTCTGATACGGTCTTACTGCGTGTAACGCACAAGACAGAACAGTACAGTGTGTTATCTCTTCTCGGTCATAGCTGCAACACTGCAGACATTTGACACGGATAGCCACACTGCGAGGCACTTGACCGAGCAGCGATCTTTTGGTAGCGATTTTATGTTTTTCAGGAACACTCTTCTCAAGGTATATCTCAATGTACTGTCGTTGATGCGGCAGCAGTGAGCGTTCCTCTTTGAATCGGCTCCTTCTCATAGTATCGGTCATTATATTTTTTCTCCGAGTTAGAAAAGTTCTTCGATTACATTCCAATACCGCCCAGACTTACGAGCGATAACCTGTTGAGGTGGTGTACTGTTACGTACCTGCCAGATTACTTTTGCGGCAGGGGAAGGTAAGTATACCGCCAAATGTCTATTTTTGAAAAATGCTTGGTCAACTCCCCTAGGAGCCTCAGTGTGTACAAACGTAGAAGCATCTATCCTTACGTTGTCAACAGTAGTGCAAGCGTATTGAACAAGCAGCACTTGCTTAGAATGACTTTTAGTTTTAATCGGCACCGCTGAAATTGAGTTGACCGTCAACGTGAGGCAACTGCCGTCAATAACTTCTTTACCCGTCATAGGGTCAACTGGTACTAAGTTACGAACTCCTGGTAGTAATTTGCGAGTCTTTTTAACGTATGGCTTTCTAATTTCATCAGCCGGTACCTGCTCAACGACGTCAAGACCTATTTCACGGACGTAATTGTCAAGCATGTCAACACCGCCCAACCGCTGGTAGTTACCGACGTAATCCAGCACAAGACAGTTCTTTTTGTCTTTGTATAGGCGTGTACCCCGACCTTGTATTTGAACCCACAGAGAGGAGGATAGAGTAGGTCTCAGGCACACTATGCAGTCTAGTGGGGGAAAGTCAAAGCCGGTGGTAATTGTATCAACTGAGCAGAGCACCCGTAAGCTGCCTGCGTACATGTCCAATAAAATTTCATCTCGATGTTGCTTACTCGTACCGCCTGTCATAACGTCAACTGTCCAACCTGTAGTTTCACGTATTATGTCAGCAGTCTTCATAGCTGACTTTATAGTTGGGCAGTACACAGCAATATGCTTACGGTTGTGGGCTAAACTGTGAATAGACTCAGCTACAACCCTAAGCCATTTTTCAGTAGCAAGCTCTTCAACGTCTAGCTGAGAGAAGTCACCGTTGTTAACGTCTGCTTTTTCTAAATCTAACTGGTATTCTGTTTCAACACCGATTAAAAGAGAAAGATAACCTTCTTCCACTGCTTTGAGTACAGGGTAAGCGTAAGCGAGATTGTTGAATATAAAATGGTTCTTATCTCCGTATATGAGACCGTTATCCATTCGCCATGGAGTAGCAGTCATACCGAGACGTTTTGCATTAGGGTATTCTAAAAAGATTTCACTGTACATTGTAGATTGATTAGTACCGTGAGGAACCCTGTGCGCTTCATCAATTATGATGAGGTCTGGGTCAGCTATGAGCTTATCTATAGCCGGTTTGCGTATACTTTGAACTGTAGCAAAGGTAACACGGTTCTCATAGTTAGCCATGCCCATTCCTGAGCAGACTATGCCAGGACTGTCGCCGGTAAACTTTTTATACGCTATAGCATTCTGCCCAACGAGCTGTTGAACGTGGGTCAGGATCCAAACATTAAGCTGTTTTTTCTCATAGTGAGACGCTATAGCGGCAATAATGAGAGATTTACCCGTACCCGTAGCTAATTGCAGTACAGGGTTATCACCGGACTCTAGGTGATGTAGAGCACGTTGATAGGCGTCTAGCTGATAAGGACGAAGTTTCACAGTTATAAGTTATAAATTAAAGATCCCCAATTATGCCTGACAAATGTAAAAATGTCAAAATTGGAAAAAGCAATCAACTTTCCAAAATTGATTCAAAAATACAATTTGCCTTTTTCCCTGAACTCTGCGATAGTTCAGTCCATAGCACGACCCGTTGTATAACTTATAACTAGGAGCCTCACTATGAACATCATCGCCTCGCTCACCGCCCGCATCGAAGAATACCGCATTACAAACAAAAACCCTTGCAAGAATTATGCTTCAGAAGCTGCAGCTGAAAAAGCTACCGCTAAGATGGCACAAGACGCTGCTAACTATTTCAGCAGAGTGTCTGGTGTAGAAGTTCGTCCCGCTCAGTACGTTGTGTTTTACAATGAAGCATGGGGTCGCTGGGTAGGTAGTATCAACATGAGCGAGCTGATTCAACGCTCAGGCAGCACCGGTGGTTATTTAGGATTCTGTGTCGGCTTTTTCGTGTTTTAATTTAGAACTAACTCAATAACTTAATAACTGGAGAATCATTATGAACCAACCTGAAATCATCGTAAAAGTTAAAGACGTCTACGGTCAAGCAACCGTGTACCCTGTCTGCGTTCTTGCAGAAGAGTTTGCTAAACTCGCCCGTACAAAAACTCTCACCAAGGCTGCTTTGGACTCTATCCGTGCGCTCGGCTTCAAAGTCGTTCTTGAACAACAAAGTCTGTGAGGCTAAAAATGAATTCACAATTTGAAGAAGCCGTAGAAATATTGCGTCAAATATGCGATTTCAACGGACATACAGATTTATACAATTGGTACGCAGATCCTGAAACAAGTAAGCTTTTTGAAAAAATCAGAGAGTTTTTAAAAGAGGTGCGTCATGAAGTATAAAGCAGAAGTTGTAGTTGAGCTGGGCGATGAGGACACTAAGTACATCGCCGGTGTGACGTATTATCATCACCAACCCCCCGACCGTAACAGTTGGGACAGCGACGTAGACTACCACGGGTACACTGAGTTAGAGTGGGAGCTTCTCAACATGGATGGCACAAAAGCTTATGAAGTTGAAGTTCTTTTGAGCGAGCGTGAATACACTTACATCGAAGATAAGATTTTAGAAGAGATGGAGGATTGTGATGAGGATCGGTGAACATGTGGCCATTAAACCTAATACTGGGAGACATAGCTTTGGCAGTAATATTTCTCATCTGCGCGGTTTTGTTTATAGATTGGATGGAATGATTGCTGCAGTAAAATGGACTAACGGAGATGGACCAGATCATGTTTTAGTTCAGAACCTTATCCCCGTATCTAGACTTGGAAAATTCAAATAAAGGATATAAAATGAATTTGGAAAAACTCGCCTTAGCACTTAAAGTTGTGCTTTGGATTATAAGCTGGTTGTGCTTGATTGTCGGCACTGGTGTGTTCTGTAAACTCGTTTACAGGTTATTTACTTTGGGATGGAACTTTGCATAATGCGTGATGCTAACTGGTTTCGAAATATGGAGGAAGAGTATAACGAGCGTGAAGATCGTCTTGAAGAGATTCGCGAACGTATGCGTCAAGAGAAACGTAATAAAGAATCTGCGTGGCGTAAACGACAAGTAGAAAAGAAAGATGAAGATGACAACACACACCCTGTATGACCGTAAGTATTGTTCTACTTGCAACATGTTTAAACCGTTGGACGGTGGTGAGATGCGCATTATAAGGTATCGCTATCGCCGGTGGTTGTGCAAACCTTGTTCACAAAGAGCTAGTCCTTCGGAGTATAAGAAATGGAAACCTTCGTAATGTTAGTTTGGGCTGCAGGATTTTTAACAGCCATGGGCACGTTCATAGGTGTAGTAGGTATAACTTTTTATTTTTGGAGTCAACATGACGAAAATCGCAGAACAATTGAAGAAATCAGGTCTAGCCGTTTCAGTCAACAAAAGAGTATGGATGTACCTGAAAGACCATCCCAACAAGTCAGCTAAGGATATAGCGTTAGCTCTTAATGTACAACAGGCTCAGGTATACGTAGCCGTTAATTTCATGAGTTCCCGTAAAATGCTGACCAGTTACATCGAGTTGGAAAAACGTGGCGTGGGTAGACGTAGTATAAAAGTTTACCAAGCCGTTGGTGATAGGTATGAAATGTTACCGCCTGTTCAAAAGACTCAGGAAGTTACAGTCATTGTGCCTGAGCCGGTCAAACAGATAGAGGTCAACATAGACACGTTGACTGTTAAAGAAGCTAAAGCATTATACGACAAACTGAAGGAGATATTCGGATGAGTGACACAGTGTTTCCTGAACTGTCTCTTGATAGAAATAAAGTTCGTTGGGAAGAACATTTAGGCGTACATACTCCATGGGAGAATCATAAAGGTATCTGGTTCAAGCGTGAAGATTACTTTGCGCCTCTCGGTTACGGTGGTCCGAATGGATCTAAGATGAGGCAGTTGATATGGTACGTAAACAAGTTCAAGACCAACCGTACTCACATAGTGACCGGAGCGAGCATTCAGTCGCCTCAGCTGTCTATGTCTGCGATTGTTGGAGCGCATTACAACCTCAAAGCTCGCCAAATTGTTTACAGCAAACCAGAGACAGTTCTGAAACACGAAAACCCAAGAATTGCTTACGGGTTCGGTGCGGAGTTTGAATATGCTAACGGACCATATAACCCTATATTGCAGCGTATGGTTCAAGATTTGACTAAGCCAACTTCGTTAGTGGTTGAATACGGCATCACCGTACCGCACGACCGTTACCCTGCAGAGTACGTGCAGAAGTTCCACGAGGTGGGCGCTAATCAGGTCTCTAACATGCCTAATGACGTAGAGACGCTAATCATGCCTGCAGGTTCTTGCAACTCCCTGACCAGCGTTTTACTTGGTTTAAGCAGGGATAGTAAAAACTTAGAAACCTTGTTCACTATTGGTATCGGACCAGATAAGCGTAGCTGGGTGAAAGAGCGTTTAAAAGTTATGGGTGTTGACATGGACAAACTGCCGTTCAAAGTACGTCATCATAGTTTGCACGACACCGGCTTCAGCAAGTACAGTGACAAGTTTAACGGGGAAGAGTTTGATGGTATCAGGTTCCATCCAACGTACGAAGCAAAGATGTGGCGCTGGCTAAAGCAGACTAACATGTTTGAAAACGAACACGTAGGTTTCTGGATTGTAGGTAGCGCACCTAACTCTAAAGTCATTGAACCGTTTTATACGAGGAAATACGATGCTTGATTATCGTCTACCTGAAAACAGGGCAGAGTATTTTGATGACTTGTACGTCATGAACCTGAAGAACGGTGTCATGCCAGGACTTGTGTATCTTTACATGCCTATGTTATCTCACCATAACAGTTGGGACGGAGAGCAAACACTTTGGTTTGCGTTTTTAAACGGTATGACGCAGAACCCTATCACGTCGTTGCGTCTGTTTGAGCAGCTGCCTGAGGTTCCTCCTGCCGGAGCGAAGTTGACTCACTTTGACGCATGGTTCAACGATAACTGGGACACCTTGCAGTTTGACACAGACCGTCGGTATCAGAAACGAGACACCATACAAGCGATCAAAGTCTACGCAGAGTTGGTTAAGCAGTTCGGCTCGCAAAGTAAAATGCTACTCGACAAAGACTACGCTACTTTGTGGAAGATAGTACGTAACCATTATCATTCGTTCGGCAGACTGTCGTCTTTCAGTTATCTTGAGTATGTTTACCTTAACGGGTTCGGCGCAGACTGCGAAGACCTTCTATTTGAAGACAAGTCAGGTAGTAAGTCGCACCGTAACGGTATGTTCTTTTTACTAGGCCAAGACAATATGATTTGGGATAAAAGATTACCGAACGGGCAGGACGGTAATTACACAGATTTCAAAAAGATATGCAGCTGGTTGACTACTCAAGCTGACGAGCATTTAGAAAAGTTTTATACAAAGAGATACCCTCATTGGGGTGTTAGCAAGTTTACCTTTGAGTCTAACTTATGCACATTCAAGAACCACTTCTTCGGTCGTCGGTATCCTGGTGTCTACGCTGATATGGCATGGGAGCGTATCGAGTGGGCAGAGTCTCGTGGTGTGAACTGCGACATTTTCAAAGAGATGCGAGCAGCTAAGTTACCTGACTGGTTGCGTCAGGAATGCGAAACTAACAATCTGACTTGGAAGCAGAAAGCAGCCATATTTCCTGAGACTGGTTTTCCGTACAGAGGAGAACATTTCTTATGAAACATCAGTTGATTAATATTCGTGGCTGTAACGGTTCGGGCAAGACAACGATCGTGCGTAGGTTTTTAGAGAAGCTGCCGAATCGTGCCTTAGGAGGTAAACCAGACAGACCTGTAGGGTATCAGGTAGACGCGAACGGTTGGGGTATTCAGGCTCCTGTATTCATAGTAGGTAGTTATGAGAATGCTTGTGGTGGAGCTGACGGAATAAAGACTCAAGAAGAAATAGCAGAGCGTATCGTAAAAGCATTACCATATGGTCACGTAATTGTAGAAGGTTTGTTGATGTCTAAGTCTAGTGACAAAGGACATACAGCTCCTATTATTAGAGACCACAGCGGTATATTTGCATTTTTAGACACACCATGGGAAGTATGCCTTGAGAGAGTTTTAGCTCGTCGCCAAGCCGCCGGTAATGACAAAGAGTTTGATCCTGAAAAGACTATGCGTATGGCGTACAAACAATGTCATCGTAGCGCAGAGCTTTTAACTGAAGCCGGTGGTTACGATGTGCGTTGGTTAGATTGGCAAGACCCTATAACTGGAGTAGTAGGATACTTTAAAGAGGCTGAGAATGGTTGAGACCTGCCCGTACCCTAGACCGACTGCTGAAAATGTCTGCACGATGGAGTCATTACTTTACTTCGTGTGGGAAAGAGAAGTCATTAGGATTGTAAAAGAGCGAGGTGGTGACAAACCATGGACTAATGACCCTGTGTTTGAAAAATACAAGTTTACTAATATACATCGTAAACACGATAGGGTGTCAAAATGGATAATAAAAGAAATAATCAATTTGAATCTCAAAGATAAAAATCTTTGGTTCTCTTTATTAATTGCAAGATTAGTTAACTGGCCACCGACCCTTGAGAAGCTTCTATATGAAGATATTATTCCATGTTCCCCAGAGGATTTTGATGGTAAAGCGTTCTCTAAAACCATTGAGAATTTCAAAAAAGAATCGACAAAAGTTTACGGTGGAGCGTATATGGTTTACCCGACCAAGTTGGATGTCGGTAAATGCAAATCGTATTCACTTGCGAAACATATTATTAGCGCTGCTATCGAAGCATCTGAAGAGATATACTTCTCACTATGGAGGGAAAATGAAGGTAAGTCGGTTCAAAGCTTTGTCGATACGTTATCTAAATGCTATGGAATCAGCACGTTTATGGCAGGGCAGGTTGCGTCCGATCTTTCATACGCAAAAGGTCACCTTGACGATGCGGAGGACTTATACACTTTCGCACCCATGGGACCAGGAAGCATGCGAGGGTTGAACTATTTGCAAAATAGAAAACCTTTCGCTGGTTGGCAGCAAGATGATTTCAATCAAATACTGTACGACATAAATAAAGACATAGCAGAAGAGTTACGCATAACTGATTTAACTTTACATGATGTGCAGAACGTGATGTGCGAGTACGGTAAGTATTGCCGAGTTGTGTTAAGTGAAGGTGTACCTAAAACATTATACAAACCAGAGATGGAGTTCTAAATGGAAATAACTGTACGCAACGTAAACCAAGCTTTCTCTGAAATCTTTTGGAAGCTTAGAGTAGCCAACTTACAACCTGAAGAGACTCGCAACGGACCAGCGTTGGTGTTTCCAGAGCCTGTAACTACAACGTATTTAAAACCTACAGAGAGGGTATTATTCCATGCCGGACGAGACGCCAATCCTATTTTTCACCTCATGGAAGCGATATGGATGCTTGCAGGACGCAATGATGTTGCATTCTTGGAACAATTCAATCGTCAAATCGAACAGTACAGCGACGACGGAGAAGTGTTTAACGCTGCCTACGGACATCGCTGGCGTAAACATTTTGGACACGATCAACTCATCGAAGTTATAAATCTTTTACGTGCGGATCCTAAGTCTCGGCAAGCTGTGATTCAGATGTGGGACGATAAAGATTTAACGAAGGAAACTAAAGACAAAGCGTGCAATACGCAGATTGTGTTTAGCATTCGCGGTGGTTACTTCCTCGACATGACAGTGTTTAACAGGTCTAACGATATCTGGTGGGGAGCATATGGTGCAAATGCTGTGCATTTCAGCGTGCTGCAAGAGTTCGTAGCTACCTCCGTTGGTATGCAGGTTGGCGTGTACCGTCAAATTAGCAACAATTTACATTTGTACACGGAACTGTACGATGCTGAAAAATATATAAATACTCCTCCGAATGATAATATATACGACCATTATACTAACTGCCTAGTTAAACCTCTACCACTCATGTTAGACGGGCACTACCAGAGTTTTTTGTGGGATGCAGAAGAGTTTTGCACGAAGCCGTTTAATGATAAGGTTGTTTACCGGCATCCGTTCTTTCAAGGTGTGGCTGTACCTATGGCTACAGTCAGCGCAATGCGTAGAGGTAAAGTTACAGACGGAAAAGGTTACGCTGCAAAGATAAAAGCGTCTGATTGGAAAAATGCTACGCTTCTATGGATCAGCAATAGAGAAGCTAAAAAGCAATCAAAAGTTTAATCTTGATTTGAAAATACAATCAACTAATGCTATTTTTAACCTATAATTCTTTGCATAACTCATAACTGGAGAACGCATGAAAACTACCCTTGAATTCATTTTAGCCGGTGCTGCTGTAAAGCGATACCACACGGTGACTACGCTCATGACTGAGACCGTTGGTCATCATTCTCACGGTGTTGCTTTGCTGTGTATGCTTCTTGATCCTAACCCGAGTCGAGGACTGATACTGGCTGCTCTTCTGCACGATTTAGCAGAGCATCAAACTGGCGACATTCCTTCTCCTGCAAAGCATAAATACGGCATCGGTGATCAGGTTAGCGAGCTTGAGGACAAGTTACTTAGAGAAGCCGGTCTAGGTATGCCACAACTTCATCCTGAAGACAATAGAATTTTAAAACTTGCAGATGTAGCGCAAGGTGCTTTATTCTGCATAAAAGAAATGACTTTAGGTAATAGCAACATGAGAAGTATTTTTAATCGTTACGTTGCGTATGCTGAAGAAATGATGCTGTACGGACGTGAAAAAGAATTGTTTAATTTGATAAAGGAGATGGCTAGTGAGTGCAAATGACAAGCAGGTTGCAGGTTCACATTACCGCTCAGGTATTCAACATTGGGACTATGTAGTAGCTAACGATCTTGATTATTTCCAAGGTCAAATCACTAAGTATGTCACTCGTTGGAAAAATAAAAATGGTATGGCTGATCTTTTAAAAGCTCAGCATTTCCTTGAGAAGTATATTGAGATAGTCAGCTCGCCAGGATTAGGGTTACCCGATGATGGCTCTGAACCTACTAGAAATTACGTTAATCAGGACTGATGGCTACATTTGTGTTCGATACTGAGACCTTACCTAACCGCACGTTATTCTGCGCTAAAAACGTAGACACGGGCGAGTGGTTCGATCTCTGGCAGCATGAAGAAAACTCAGCGGAGAGACTTTTGAAATTTGTACAGCAACCTGATGCTACGTTCGTAGGTTTTAACAGTCGTTCGTTTGACAACGTAGTGGTTGCTGCGTTTTGTGGTGGGCGCACCTCGTTGGAAATCAAGCGTATAGCCGACGACTTGATCGTTAATCGTGTGGCTTACTGGCAGGCAATGCGCAAGTTTAGTCTCAGGGACGTAATGATAGACACTATAGACATTATTGAAGTGGCTCCGTCATTTGTAGGTTTAAAAGCTTACGGTGCGCGTATGCATATGCCTATATTGCAAGATATGCCGATAGCTCATGACGCACACATCACACCCGAGCAGGAACCTTTGGTGCTTGAGTATTGCCACAATGACGTAGACACTACTCAGGAACTGTTACGTCATCTTGAAAAAGAGATCATGCTGCGGGTAGACATGTCAAGGCAGTATAAAACTGACATGCGTAGTAAGTCTGATTCTCAGATGGCTGAACAGGCGTACATAACATCTATGAAGCTTGAGCGTAAAGACAATGAGGTTCCTGATACTATTACGTATATACCTCCGCAGTTTTTGAAGTTCATGGATGCTGAATTGCAAGGTTTGCTAGATAAAGTTTCTGTTCATGTTTTTGACATGAATAAAAATACAGGTCACGTCATTCTGCCCGACTTTTTAGGTAAGAATACAATAAAATTTGGTACCGGTCAATATCAACTTGGAGTTGGAGGAATACATAGTGTACACGATAAATCAGTCTGCTACATCGCTGGTGACGACATCATCTGCGACATTGATGCTGCCTCATTCTACCCCTCGATTATCCTTGAATGTGGTTTTATCCCCGTCTCGCTCGGGAAACCGTTTATCGATGAGTACAGAAATATTTATAACAAACGGCTCGAAGCAAAGCGAACCGGAGACAAGGTAATTAACGAAACCTTAAAGATTTCGTTAAATGGCACTTTCGGTAAACTGGCCAGCAAATATTCAGTTCTCTATTCCCCTGATCTGATGTTAGCGGTAACGCTAACTGGCCAGTTTACACTTTTAATGCTGATTGAATGGTTGGAGAAAGCCGGTGCTGTGACTCTGTCTGCTAACACCGACGGCATAGCGATTCGCTATTCGAAATCACAACATGAGACCATTCAGAAGGTTGTGTCTAGGTTCAGTGAAATATCGCGTTTTGAGTTTGAATTTACGCCATATAGAGCGTTAGCTATGAAAGACGTAAATAACTACATAGCGATCAAACCAGACCGCAGTCTAAAAGTGAAAGGTATATATGCGCCGTTATCGTTGCGGAAGAACCCCACAGCGCAGGTCGCTTCAGATGCAGTCGGACAGTGGCTCGCGGTCGGTACGCCATTTGAGGAGACTATACGCAGTGCACCGTTTCAAGATTTTATCTCAGCACGGAATGTTACCGGAGGGGGTCAGCAGTTTGGCGAGTTCCTTGGCAAAGTCGTACGTTGGTACCAATCTAGCGATGATAAAGTGGATCCTATTAGATACGTTTCCAACGGTAACAAGGTTCCAAAAACGGACGGTGCGAAGGCGTGCATGATATTAAAAGACAAAGTCATACACCCGAAAGATTTAGACTATACGTGGTATATCAAAGAAGCGATCAAGATAGCCATAGCTGTGGGTTGCAAGGATTATTTAACAGCGGAGCAGTTAGCTCTGGTTGCTCCTCCCCCAAAACAACCTAGGAAGAAAAATGGAACAGGGTAACGAAAGAACAGTATACGTAGTGCAAGTTGACAATAATAAAGATTTATCTGACGCCAAAAAATATGGGAAGTTACGTGCTATATTTGCTAATCCTCGTAAGCCTTACGATACTCATCAGTTATTGAATAAGGCTCGTCGGGAGCTTAAAGACTGGCAGTCGGGAGATTATCTTTTGATAGTAGGTGACCCTACCCTCTGCGCAGTTTCTATGTCTGTGATAACAGAGTTTCACTCTCTAATAAACGTACTAAGCTGGGACAGGAATCAGTTTCAATATATTTCTCAGCGTTGGGATTTTGGAATACTCAACAACGATGAGTTTCAGGTTTTATAGGTGCGGACGACAAACCGCCAAACTTCAGAAAGGAGAAACAAAATGTCAGACTGGCAAAAGAGCCTTAGAAAAGGCAAGCAGGAAATACCACCTCGTATTTGCATCTACGGGGGGCATGGTATCGGTAAGTCTACGTTGGCAAGTCAGTTTCCTAAACCTATTTTTATTAGCACTGAAGACGGGTTAGATTCTTTAGACGTAGTTAGCTTCCCTAGAGCTGTTTCAGTTACCGACGTGGTTGAGAGCATTAAAACGCTCATCAAAGAAGATCACGAGTACAAGACAGTTGTAATCGACTCAGTTGATTGGTTGGTTGAACCGTTGATTATGCAGAACGTAGAAAGCTCTCATGAGGCTAAAGATCTTGCTTACGGCAAAGGTCAGATGTTAGTAGCTGAAGAGTTTCGTGAAATTCTGCAAGGTCTAGATGTCTTGCGTTCAAAACGTAACATGAATGTCGTATTAATTGCGCATTCAGCAGTTATACGTTTTGAAGACCCAAGGACAGAACCTTACGATAGGTACCAACCTAAGCTACCTAATCGTTGCAATGCGTTGTTGATGGAATGGGCAGACGTATTAGCGTTCGCTGCTTTCAAAGTCATCATCCGCAAGGCAGACACCGGCTTTAATAACACAAAGAACCGTGGGGTTACGACTGGTGAGCGACTATTACATTTCGTTGAGAATCCGGCGTATGCTGCAAAGAATCGTTACACATGCCCAGATGAAGTCGAAATGACTATGGAAAACGTAGCTAAACTTATTCCAATTGCCAACTGAGGAGATCACAATGGCTAAATTCGGTTTTGATGTGTCTGATGTAGAAATGACAGCAGCTCCCACTTCTTACGAGCCTATTCCTGAGGGTGAGTATACTCTCAAAGCGGTAGAAGCTGAGGAAAAAGCAACGAGCAAAGGTGACGGATCTTACATTAAAGTGAAGTTTGAAGTCGTCAAAGGTGACTACGCGACTCGCTTGATATGGCAGAATTTCAATCATAATAACCCTAGCGAAAAAGCTCAAAATATTGGGCGACAGCAGTTGATAGGTTGGGCTGCAGCCTGTGGCAAGCCAGACGCCGAAGACACTGATAAGTTGCTAGATAAGCCGTTTCTAGCTTCTGTCGCGATTGAAAAAGGTACTGGTGGTTATTCTGACAGCAACCGTATTAAAGCTTTCTTGTCTGGCGCTGCAGAGTCTGCTCCAAAAGCTGCGCCAAAAGCAGCAGCTAAACCAGCCCCAGCAGCGGCTAAAACAGGTAATCCTTGGGATTAATGTAGCAACGACACCCAGCCGGAGGTGGTGTAAAACACCGGCAGTGGGGGCTAAAGTATATCGTTAGGCAGTTTCCTTCTTTAGTGACCCCACACCTACATAACAGGAGAACTTATGGTAGCCTTACCACCTCGCCCAGAGCAGGTAGTGATAGATAGAATTTACGAAAGTATAAAGCAAGAAAAGTCTAATTCTGAGTTATACCTTGGTCGTCTCGGTGCGTCTTTTATAGGTGAAGATTGCATACGTAAAATTTGGTTCAGCTGGCGTTCATTTACTTCTTCGTCATTTGACGGTAGAATACTGAGATTATTTGAAACAGGGCATCTTCAAGAAGATAGAATTGTCAATGATTTACGCCGTGCCGGTTTTCAAGTTTGGGATAGAGATGAAGACGGTAAACAGTTTGAGCGTTCAGACGACACCGGACACTTTGTAACTAAAGTTGACGGTATAATGAAAGGTGTTCCTGATAGCGAAGAAGTTGCGCATCTTTTGGAAGTAAAAACCCACAATAAGGATAGTTTCAACGGGTTAAACAAAAAAGGTGTTCAGGACTCTAAACCTACACATTACTCTCAGATGCAATACAGTATGGCGCTCATGGGTTTAAATCGAGGTATGTATGTAGCTGTGTGTAAAGACAACGAACAGTTTTACGTAGAGCGTATTAGAGAAGACCGAGCTGAGCAAAAGAAACTTTCAACGAAAGTTATCAAGCTTATAGAAGCAAAAATGAGACCCGCCGGTATAAGTGATGATGCTTCATCTTTCGGGTGTAAATTTTGTGAGGAAAAAGCTGTCTGCTTGAAACAGAAAGAGCCGTTAAAAACATGTCGTTCTTGTGTGAACTCTGCGCCTACTCAGAACGGTAGTTGGACATGTCTCAGGGACGAAACGGTGTTAACTCAAGACCAGCAGAGAGCGGCATGTGAACATTACGAGGTGTTATGATAACAGTCGGCATTGACCCAGGATTAGATGGCGCTATCGCATTCCTCTCTGATGGCGCTTTCTTAGCCGTAGAAGACATGCCGTTTATAATCAAGGGTACGGGTACAGTTAAAAGGGAAGTTGATCCTGCAGGGTTAATTCGGCTACTTAGAGAGCATGTTCCAGCTGACGATAAATGCGCTACAGCTCTAGAACGTGTAAACGCTATGCCAGGACAAGGTGTATCCAGTGTTTTCAGTCTAGGTGACAGCTTCGGCTGCGCTAGATCAGCTGTAGCAGCGTGTAGTTATGAGATGCACGTAGTAACACCCGTCACTTGGAAAAAGTATTTTAAATTGACAAGCGACAAAGATCTATCGAGAGCGTTAGCCGTAAAGCTGTTTCCTAACGCACCTATCCATCTAAAGAAGCATACCGACAGAGCGGAAGCTCTATTAATGGCACGCTGGTTATATGAGGTGAACTATGCTTAACGTAAAAACCGCAAGAAACGTAGAAACTCGTAAGATGTTTGAGAAGCCTAAAAAGGTTCCTCATGTTACTACAAAAGATCTTATAATCCGCAGCGAAGAATTATTCAACAGTGAGTATGCTACTGAAGAACAAAATTCTGCTAACCGTGAAAAGTGGGTTAAGTCTATTATGATCTTAGGTGACAGGTGGTTATTTGCTAAACCTATACCTAAACCGGAAATGCCGTTGGAAGAAAAAGAACCCCGAAATTAATCGGGGTAAACCCACATACGTGAGGAGAAATTATCTCTGTTGAGATTCGTCTTTAAGTATGTCGTCTTCTATGCTTGGTCCGGAACTAGGTGATGCGATATCAGTTTCAATATCGTTTTCTATAGGTTTAGGTGTTTCTTTATCTGACGGTGACGGGAATATTGCGCTTGAAGTTCCCGTCACTGTTCCTCTCTCTAAAGCTGAAGCTTTGAGAGCTTTTGGACCGGCTTCAGCTGCATGATTCTCTAAAGCTTTTACAGCTGCCGCAACTTGTCTAGGGTCTTTAGCCATCAACATGTCTGCTAATTTATCAGCAGTAGCGTCAGTCATTTGCGTTTTACGTAGACCTGTTAAAGCAGTTTTTGTCAAAGAGTTCCAGAAACCGCCGGTAACTGCGTCAGCAATAGCTCCACCTATCTCAGTACCTTCTTCAAGCTTTTTACCCATCTCTGTACGTTTTGCAGTACGAGAGTTTGCTAGAATATTATTAGCTTGATGGAACAGTTGAGACTCTCGCTCTAAAGCATTTTTAAACACTCTAAACTGTTTCGGGCTGTCAAACAAAGGTTTCAATTTGTCTTGCATCTCAATACCGCCGATAATACGTTGGGCAGCATTGAAGTTTGTTGAAGGTTTCATAACACGACCGTAAAGATCTCGGGCAACACCTGTACGGAAAGCATGTTTTTCAGCATCACTCATACCTTTTACGAGGCTGGCGACTTGTTCATGATCCATACCGCCGAAATCATCCATACCTTTACGCATGGCGTCTATGACTTCCATGTCGCCAGCGTAAGAACCCCGAGCTGTTTTATAGTCAGGTACGAGATTGTCAAGTCGGTCAACAAACCCTCTACGCAGCTGTTTTAAAGCGGTAGCCTCTGCCGTTGACATACCTTTAGCACTTTTATAACCGGCATCAATGCTAGCGTCAATACCCCGTTTAATGTAGTCTAAAGTACGAACGTCAGGCAACTGCGTAACTTCAACACCTATAGGGTTTAATTTGTCATCTCTAACAACTTTGTATAGGTTTTGTAGTTCGTACTTGGACGGGTCTTCGCCTCGAACCTTAGCAGCTAAAGCTTCCGCATCTGCGATCTCTTTAGCTTTATCAAAGAAGTTTTTAAATGCTGGTGATTTTAAGACTTCGTTAATGACCGGATCATCGACCGTACCGTGTTCATAAGCTTTGTCGTAAAGAGTGTCAGCTTTTTTACGCAGGTCGCTAACCATTCTTTGTTCATCAGCATAATAATCTCCTGGTTTTAGACCTTTTGCGGTTTGGCTATACGTACGCTCTCTAATTCCTGCTTTTTGCTCAGTTAAACCTTTTTCAATTTTACGAGCCGCTTTACCGCTACGCTGGGCAACTGCTTCTGCTAAATCAGTAATTGCTTCTCCGGTGTTAGCAACTCTAGAAGGTACGTTTAACGCTCTGTCACGTTGCATTATACGTTTGACATCGTTTGGAGACATCCCTGAATCGGATAAAGCCTCGGTAAACTTTTCTAAAGCTCTTTTTTCAGCCGCTGCATCGGTCGGACGTATTCTTTCTTTAGCCCAGTTATAAACACCTTTACCGGCTCTCATGCCGACGGGTAAAGCTACACCTAAAGTACCACCTATAACACCGCCTGAAACAGCACCCGAAGCACGGTCACCTTCTTCAGCAGAACCAGCACCTGAGATAGCACCGGTAGCAGTGCCAGCAGCCGCTAACCTAGCAAGTGCTCCAAGGGTAGAGCGTTGAATTTGGGCAGCACCGGCAGCTTGTCCACCAGGAACCAGCATAGCAGCTGCCCCAGGAATAAACCCGCCAGCGAACTCAGCAGCTCCGCTAGTATATGGATTCTCTTTAGAAAATTGACCGTATTCTTTACGTATTTTACTTAGGTTTTGTTCGTAATCACCTTCACCTGATTTAGAGCGTAACCATGCTTCGGCTTCATCACCCCAACCCATACCTAAACCTTGCCCTAAAGCAGCTCGAGCAAGGTTCGTACCGTAGCTTACGGGTCGTTTTCCCGTAACAAGATCTGACAATTTAAGATCTGATACTTTATCGCCCATTATTCTAACCCTCCGACAGGAGCAGGTGTAGTTTCACGATACAACCCTTGAGTAATTTCATTGAGTCGTTTGTTTTGACGCTCACGGCTAGCTTTCAAAACTTTAAAGGCATCTTTCATAATAAAAGCACGCTCTTCTTTACTCTTAGATCCTATACCTTGTACGCTTAAAAGTATATCACGTTCGCCTTCTGTTGGGTTGCCTCCGAAAGCAGCTTTCAAACCAGCTAAAACTTGTTTGGTCAGCAAGTTTTCTTGCTCTCTAGTAGCCAAAACTTTTGGATCTTTATTACCTGTTTCTTCAAGAAGTTTACGCTGTGCTTTATCCAAGAAAGAAGCGTCAAACGTGTTTGGGTTTAAAGAATACGCTTTTCTTAAACTTTCCATAGCTGAATCTGCCGCAGCTAAAACGTCTTCTGTCTCAGCTTTTAATTTGAGTTCTGGAGCGGTCAACTTAGCTTGTTGACCTTTAACATTCTCAAACTTCGCTTGATCTAAATTAAATTTACCTTGTTGTAGCGCTAAGTTAGCTTGCGTTGCCGTCATGTTAGCTAAAGCTGCATTAATAGCTGACATCTGTTTTTCAATATTAAGGTCAGCAATTTTTTCTACACGTTTCTGGAACTCTGGGGTGCCAGGAGTTAAACCTTCATCCCTAGCTTGTTTGCCAGCAGTAGACTGCGGTTCGCCTGATTTGACGTATTCTTTCATCATCTCAATCGCTATAGCACGTTTGTCTTTGCTTTGCTCACCAGCTAACGAACGTAAAGAAGCAACCTCATCTTTAGCGGTCTGCATCTTCAATTTCTGACCTTCTATACCTAATTGCAACCCTAAGTTTCTTCTTTGAGTTTTACTTGCTCGCTCTTCTTTCTTGAGGTCTGCCATTACGTTACCAGCTTTACCGAAACTTTCACTAGCATGTCCGGTTTTAGTCGGTTCACCAAAAGCAGATGCAAGTCTAAAATACATTTCAGACTTACTAGGTGCCTCGTCACCACCTTTCATAGCGTTAGTTATCATGGTTTGAAAAGCAGTTGCTTCATCAGATGCTCTTTTGTTAGCAGCTCTGATTTCTGAAGCGTAGTCTGTGTCTCCGGTAGAATACTTTGCCAACATTGCGCTAAGCATATCTTGCCTAGAAGGAGCTGGTTCTTCTATAGCTCTGTCGTTAGGTAGCATTGGGATATCTTCTACCGGACTCACCATCTGCGGAGGACGAGGGTAGTTGTCAAAATCTACTTTTTCTGCCCGTATGTCTGTGTGCGTAGGAGAAGGTTCCGTAATGATAGGTCTGTCTACATTAACCATAGAAGCATCTGGCCAATATTTACCTTGGAAATCTACACCAGCATATTTTTTACCGTCTAAATCGTTTTCACCACCATAGCGAAAATGAGTTTTAACTTGACCGCCATGAGAGAACCCTACAAACTTTTGGCCAGGATTAGCTTCGGTATATTGTTTAATCATACCGAGTGCTCCAGTACCTAATGGCGTAGCTGACGCCGGTACTGTTGTAGGTTTATCCGTATAATAGCCGCGAATTCCGTCAACCATTGTCAACGGCTCTCCGTTCGGACCATAACCCCAAGAACCGTGAGCATATGTAGGAGAGTTAACAGGTTGTACTTCAGGTTTACTAAACTGCCCTTGCCCAGTGTAGTACTGGGCTTGGTTATACATATTGTTATTTGGGTTAGACATCGCCCCGTAATAATTATTTACATAATCTTTATACGTGGTTTGATCTTCATTGTATTTGTTTAAAAGATCAGTGTACTTAGGGGTGGCAAGATTATATGCGCCTAAATCTGACTGGTATGTTTTTAAAGCTGTTGGATAATTTTTAACTGCAGCATTGTACGCAGCTAAGTCTGTTCCGTACTGCCCTTTAGCTTGATTGTACGCCGCAAGATCTTCTTCGTATTTACGTTGTCCGGCGTATATGTTTTCTGGTTTAGAAACTTCTGGGTAATCAGACATAGCTACTTGGTAGTCAGCATAAGCTAAATCATAAGCATCTTTCTGAGCTTGAGTAGCTTTTGACCCAAGAGCTTTAGGAGCTACGGGTTTAGTTGGAGCAACGTATGCCTTTGGAGCAACTTGAGTAAAAGCAGTCGGAGCTACAGGTCTAGCAACTTCTGTAGGCGCAGTAGGACCCGTACCAGGATCTTCAGCACCAGAATAATTAGCTAGCGTAGGAGTGCTAATACCGTACTGCCTCATCAATTGATCAAGTTCGTATCCCATTTTTATTCCTTAAATGCTTGTCAGAGCTTTGCCAGTATAATAAGCAGTTGCTAGTTGAGACAACGGAGAAGGAGAGTATGAACCTCCTGTAGTACTTCCTGACTGAGTCTGCGAAGTAGGAGTAATCGGAGCCATACCGCGAACCTGCGTACTGAGCCAGTCTGCCTGTTGTTTTGGATAATCACGTTTATCAACAAACTGTTGATATGCTGCATCGAGTGTAGCTTGCTGTTGTCTCTGCTGAGCCTGACCAGCAGCTTCCAAAGACGCAACGTCGGTATTACGCATAGCTTGTTCTTGTTGTTGCATCTGTGCATAGCTACCTAACGCACCCATCTGACGCTGATAATCTGCCGCTTGAGCCTGTTGAGCCGCCTGAGCAGCACTTAAACCGAACTGTTGTTGAGCTTGTCCGGCTCCCGTTTGCATCTGCCCAAGGTTAGCTAAGTTTTGCTGTTGTTGAGAAGTCAACTGACCTGCAGTTTGACCTAAACTGGTTAAATTTTGCTGCTGTTGACCAGTCAGCTGACCGGCAGTACTGGCTAATTGAGCTTGGCGAGCTAAATCAGCTTGAGATGCAGATAAAGCTTGACCGTAACCTTGGTTAGCTAATTGAGCCTGTTGGTTTAAAATACCTTCTTGAGTATCCCTTAAAGCACGAGAACCAAACTCACCCATGCGACCGCTACCAAACTGACCAGCACGTATAAACGCATCTGAAACTCCTGGCAGGAGATTTTCAGACAGATTACGCGCACCTTGTCTAGCCATAACGTCCATGACGTTTTGCTGATAAGGTGACATATATTGGTTAATATTAGCAGCTGAAGACTGAGCAGCATTTTGAAGATACGGGTCGGCTGCACCAGTTATACTTTGTTGCCCCGCCTGAGCTAAATAAGGTTGAGCCGCACCAGTTATATCTTGCTGACCAGCTTGGTTATAATAACTTTGTCCCGCAGCTAGATTACTACCTACAAGACTAGGGTTTAAATACCTGTCTTGCGCGGTATTCAACTGATCAGATGTACCTTTTCCAGCGTAACCGTACATGTCTGTTTGCGCTGCGTCAATACCAGACTGCCAAAATCCTTGGTTACCAGCTACATTCTTGTAAGCTTGCTGTTGTAACGGAGAAAGCTCCGCAACACGAGGAGCATTATACTCTTGATACGGTTTGCTAGCAAGATTGCTAGCCATTTGAATCTGAGTGTAAATAGCATCTTGCATCCACTTCGGAGTCTCTGAAGTAGACGTAACGTAAGACGTAGCCGTTTGCGGAGCACCTTGGAAAAGACTAGTGCTACCTGAAGGTTTAGCCGCTGCCGGAGCCGGAGCCGGTTTCGCAGGTGCTGCCGCTCTCGGCGATGCACCGCTTAACTGATTTACAGTAGGAGCTTTAGTAGCCGCCATTATGCTGCTCCTTTCAAATACTGTAATGGTGATTTAGCATTCGGGCTAAATTTACCTTTGGCCATCTCTTTGCCTTTTTGTTTACGTAACTGTTGGCGCATAGCGTCTAAACGCAGCGCACCTTCTTTGTTAGAACCGTCTCCTAACAGCGCCACTGTTTCGGCATCCATAACGTATTCTCCATCTGAAAGCTTTGCGTCAATAGTGTCTTCACGACCAGAACCTGCACCCTGTGCAAATCTACCTATCATAGAAAGAGGACCACCCTGAGCTAATCTATGAACAGGTGTATTATAAGTCCCAGAAGTAATTTTATTCCAATTCGTAGCCATGTAGGAATCTAAACTTTGATTAGACCTATTAGCATCTTGCTGCATTCTTGCCCAGTCCCACTGCACAGAAGGTCTGTTAAAATACTCCTGCTGGCTAGGCGACATACCTTGGATAGCCTTTTGAGCATCTGGGGGTCTTTGCATTGCCGAAGCTAAAAGACCCATAGTAAGTAAATTACTACCTCCTATGTTCCCAAAACCTCCTCCACCTCCAGCAGCCTGAGTACCTATAGAAGCACCTATTGGGTTATTATAACCCGCCGGTGCCGTCAGATTGTTTGAAATGCCTCCGTCTGACGGAACAGTACTAAAGTTTCCTGACATTGATCTTGCAGCGTCAGGTATAGTAGAAGAACTACCTAAGTTGTAATTTGCATTTTGAGTGCCTGTATCAACATATTTTAAACCACCCGTGTCACTATACGGATTTTGATAAAGCCCTGTAGGTACGTCAGAATTTACGGTCAATGGGGTAGATTTTAACCCGTCTACGGTCATGTCTGCAGGTTTCATTTTTAACCCTTGAGATGCGTCTGTCGCACCTCTAGCACCTGATATAGCAGAAGTAGCCCCAGAAGCGAGCGCAGTTAAAGCTGCAGATTTAGGGTCGTAACCAGCAGTTAAAGCGTTACCGAAACTTCTACCCCCAGCACTTATAGCTGAGTTCGGAGCACCGCCTAACTGATTACCTAAATAACCGCCTACAGCACCTTGCGTAGCACCGCTTAAGAAACCTTTACCCGTGGCCATACCAGCAACGCCGCCAACTAAACCGCTACCGAGCATAGCTTGGCCAGACTGCCCTAACCCTAAACCTAAAGCGCTATTAGCGGCACCTCCTACGGCACCGCCTAAACCGCCTCCAAGACCACCCATAAGTGCGCCTTGCAGTACGTTTCCGCCAGTCAGAGCGGAAGAAGCACCACCTATAATAGCGCTACCTAACATAGACGCGCCAATACCCGAAGCACCTAAACTAGCGCCTATAGCTGTTCCGAGTCCTGGTGCAATGAAACTCAAAGCAATAGGCAGAACAGCTCCAAGTATACCGCCGCCTTTAAACTCATGTAAACCGGTATTCGGGTTGATAGTACCCGCACCACCCATTCTACGCAACACTTCAGCTTCTCTAGGGTTGATGTGCGCTAACATAGTGTCGCCGCCACGACCTTGAGAAGCTAAACTTCTAGCAACAGCTAAACCGCCACGAGCGTAACCTTGCTTAGTCAAGCGTTCTTCTACGCCGTAAAGAGCAACTAGCAGTGATATAACGAACACTTGGTCAAACTGAGGAGGTGCTTGCTCTTCCGTGACTACACCGTCTTTAATAGCCGCAGCTCTAACTTGGTCATAGCTTTCAGGGTTTTGAAGAACATACTCTAGCATTTTAATAATTTCTTGAACGTCTCCAACCATGATAGGCATGCCGGAAAGCTGCTGTTCAATCATATCAATTGCTTGCTGAAACTTTGGGTCTCGGCTTGCAATATCTAAAATAGCTTGCTTGTTTAGAGTTGGACGCTGACCACCTTGCATACCTGCAGGAGGAGGTGCGGTAGGAGCCATTTGCATAGGATCCATCATAGTGTTTTCGTTCATAACTTACCTCTACGCCATGCGTGTGTGTAATATTCTTCTGCTAAAAACCCATAAATGTGCAAATCATCATCTACAAAAGATTTACGCATTATACCCTCTAGTTTGAAGCCAATATGCTCTACAAAGTTTTTAGAAGTTGTGTTTTTACTTTTAAGTAATCCGGTCACCCTTGCTACTCTAAGCTCATCAAACACATAACCAAAAACAGAGTTGAAAAACTTTATAGATTCTCTTGGAGAATCAACTTCTCTTTTTTCTATTGCGATGTTTATATCTACGTTCCTAGAAGAAAAGTTCGTAAAAACAACCGCACAAACAAATTCATCATTTTCATTTACCGCAGATATAACTCTGCAGAAACCTGTGAGGTTAGGAGCACCTATACGCTCTTTTGCCCACTTTTCGGCTTCTTCCTCTCGGTCGAAACCTATAACTCTCATCATGTAAGGCACTGGCAGAGACGCTCTGCCCAATCTTGCCAATTGTCATACTGATACGGATTTGGTGGATTTCTACCAATATCGGTGTTATTTAAAAACTGCACAGCCCAATTTTGCCACTGCGTAATATCATCAAGACGACCAAACGAACCGTAGGAATCAAGGTCTAAAACGATCTGGTCTGCCCAATCGTTTAACGACATATACGAGGGTCTGGTTATTGTCGTCATCCTAGCATTGTTCCATCGCCGGTACTTACGTGACCGATGATTTGACCCATTTGGTAATCACCGTTAACTGCGCTAGACGTGAACCTAGCCCGTATTTCTCTACGTTGCTCTTTTAGCATTACAACCTGTTCATGAGGCAGATCCGCTTGGTCAGGGAAACTAAATATAGAGCTGTAAACTTCAGGAGCACGAGCATTCGCTCTACCTGTTATCTGAACCGTCATCGGACCAGACTGAATAAAGTCAGGTTCTATACCTGTCACCCTAGTGTAAATGTTTCTACCTTGAACGAGCTGCGACAAGTCTGCTGTTTCAAAATAAGACGTTATCGGGTTTATAGACTGACCGTTAATTTCATTAGTACCACGTTCGTGTATCCAAACATGATAACCTTCTGTAGTAGGAACCACTCCAGTTAAAAGCGGAGACATCAACGAGTTGTTATAAATGCCTGCGCTACGACCTAAATTAGGAAGTTCCGTATCGTACCAGCTATTTTCTCTAACGTTAAATATAACCGCATGAGTACACTCTGTAGCATCGCCTCTAGGGTAACACCACCAAATTTCACCAAAATGCGGTACTTTAAACGCAAATACCTTAGACCGTTGGCTTGTGTTTAAACCGTCATAAAAGTAATTGAGGTTCATCTGATTAGGAACTTCACGCACCACGCCGTTAAACATTAAGAAGCGATCCATACCTGCCCAAAAGAAAACACCATCATAATCTATGACAGCGTTTTCAGACATTATAGAAGTTTCAGTAGCTATAACGTCGTATTGGAAAGTTGTTGTACCGCCAGTAAATGTAGCACGGATTACAGCGTCGTATGCCCAAAACAATCCAGCAGGGGCAGAACCTGCACCGGCTCGTAATGGCATACCTTTAACTATTTTTTGTCCCCACGGTCTAGAAATGTTGGAACCTACGCCTGTAAGATCCGTAGGATCTCCGGCAACGGAATGACCAATAATACCATCAGTCCCATAGTAAAACAAATACGGATGAAGAACAACTATTCCTCCAGTAGCGTTTGCGCTAGCAGGTAAAGCTATTTCTATTAAAGGGTTCGTATCTAATACGTCTCCTATGAATATTTGACCGCCGGCATCGTTACATATACAGCTTAAATTAGGTGAAACGTGAGCGACAACAGCGTTAAAACTACTTGACGAATCATACTGGTAGTCAAACATCCATTGGTTCAGGTCAGAATTAATTAAAGTTGACGGAGTTCTATCGCTTATAATAGACGTGTTGCCTGAACCGTCTACAGTGAATCGTTCTAACGTGTTGGCTCCGCCAGAATGACAGTAAACAAAATTCTGCTGAGTAAAAGAAGTTATACCTCTACTTACTTCAGTCAGGTATTTACTAATCGAGCGATAGCCTCCTACCTTACGGGGTAAACCTCGCTGAAACCTAACCCACTGTCCGTCAGTGTAGAAATTACCGTCAAATTTAGTCCCGTCCCGTTTAATCCCTGGCTCAGAACGTAAGACGATAGTAGTATCTGGCATTAGAATGTACCACCTGAAACCACAGGGATCGGACCTAAAGCTATCCAAGCGTCTAAAGTTGTAGGTGCCGTAAACAGGTCTACACCTACAGTTGTACCGCCTAAAGCAGATAAGGCTGTGGCAGTATCAGCAGCGGTGAAAACAGGAATACCAACAGCGGTTCCACCTAAGTTAATCAATGCGTTACCCGCAGTAGTAGCTCCTGTACCACCTTGTGCGACGCTAATAGGGAAAGACACCGTAGAAGTGTCTGCATCAATGACATCAGCTCCGTCGCAATATAAAATAGCTCTAGCACCTTGGTTTACAACGACACCTGAACCAGTAGTTGAAATAATAGTTAAAACGTATGCGCCAGATGTAGCGTTATCTACCCAATATTGTTGAACAGTGTCAGGCACAACAACGTCCACGTCACCTGACAAAGTTCCAGTAAATTTATAAACGATCCTATTAAGTTCAGAACCCGTAAGTACGTAGTTTCCAGAACCTGAAACATCAATTACTGTATAATCAAAAATAAAAATAGCAGATTGACCAAAACCTACGGTGTAATAATCTGTTCCATCGCTTACGATTACTGAAGAGTTTCCTGGTGCGTATGTTTTTGTGGCTAAACCGTCAATAGTACAAACACCATCAGGTGTAACCGTAACATCACCACCACCCGCATTGTTAAGGTACATAAACCAGTTGTTTCCAACTGTGGCAGCGTTTGGTAAACCTAAACCGCCTGCACCAGAACCTCCCCAAACATACATCTTAGCTCTGTCTGTAGCACCAGCGTTATAAGCTGTGTTAAATTGCACAATAGGCATGGACTGCGAAAGCAGCGTGCCGATAGCTATGATACCCGTTCCTGCTAAAGCAGAAGCATTGGCTGCAGAAACAGTAGCGCCATATTGTAAAGCAACCCAAGAACCTGCTTCAGTAGAATTATCAGTTAAATATACTTGCCAAACTGTCCCTGCATCTAACGAAACAACTTGAGTTCCAGTAGCATTTTTAACAACGAATGTTTCTGAACCTGTGTTGTTAAATAATATAGTCTCACCGTTACCCGCTTGAGAAGCGTTCGGTAAAAATATATTTAAAGAAGCCGTAGTAGCATCAACATCTATAATTCTAGTAGCTAGGTCAGTAGACGTAGAAGTTTCTTCTGGCCAACTTAGAATAACATCGGTAGTTAAAGTTAACGAGCTGTAACTTACATCGCTTGGATATATGTTTGCACCGCCGAAAACATCTGTGTAAATAGTCACGCTTCGCTCCTAGTCGCCGTACGATCCAAGATACGTTTAAGGTCTTCTCCGTTGAGAGCCTGTGCCGCACGATCGTACATAGCTTGCCATGTCTGTATCCGCTCGTCGTTTTTCAGAAACGGCGCAGCTTCTAGCAGAGTTGCATAAAGTAACGCATCTGGGGCATATTCAGTGACCCAGTTCGTTTGGAAATCTTCGCCTAAAAAGCGAGGTTGCTCGTAGTATAGAATTTCTAAAGTCTGAGCTGTAGTCGGCGTTGGTGTTATCAACCAATGTTGGTAATCGTAATCTGCGTAAAACTCAGGTGTTCCAGTTTGAGCTTCATCTGGCCAATAATAACGTAAATATTCGTAAGACCGACCAAATATAGGTTGACCGTCAACAGTCATAGAAACCGTGTCGCGCCAACGATCGGGTTTAAGGTAAACGGCAACACCAGGAGAGAGGGGGGTCGTGACTGCTCGAATGAAGCCTGTTATCTTCAGTTCGCGGGAGATTCTACGCTCTCCCAGAGTTACTAAGCGTGGCAGCTGATCATAGACTATTGCGTCGCTCTCGGCGGTAAAGCCTCGTTCCAGATAGCGACGAATGTCCACCAGCAAGCTCTCGTACGTCATCGTGTACATTTATATACTCCGTAAGTACTAGCAGCTGGTGCAGCTTGCGCCTGTGAAAATTATACCCTTGAAAGTCAATAGAGGCAAGTTCTAATGCTTCATGAAAGCAATGTTTATGAGCAATAATATGATTGCGCCAGCAGACCCAATAAGTATGGCTTCAATACGTTTTATACGAAGGATGGTTTCCTTCCAGCGCTCAGCACAAACAGCCTCATGAGTTGTAAATTTTGTTTCTAAAGAATCCATTTTAACTTCCTAAATAAAGAGCACGCTCATCTTTACGTCTATTCACTAATCCTTTGAGCTCTTTGCCACCAGCCTTTGTATATTTCAAGAACTCCTCTGCAGCACCTTCGTAATCGCCTCTGTTGTGCCTCTGGCGCAGCGTAGACCGCTGGAGAGTACCCAAGCCTACATTGAAGCTAAAACTGACCAGAGCGTCCATCCAGCCTTGCCTAGAGCCAGCACTAGGACAGTATTTAAGAACTCCACGCTCAAACCGCTCAAGGTCTTTTGCAAGAATGGCATCGACCTCTCCCATCGTAAATGCTCTGTTCCAACCTTCTGGGCAAGGTAAGCCAACCCTGTCTTCAATCTTTAGCTTGCCGTGGTTAGGGTCAATCACATGACCCACGCCTATTGTCCACAGCTTAGCTGGGCACTGATACGGCTTTAATCGCACACCCTCGTGGTGGGCGATCATCTTTAAAGCCTTGGGGCTAATCATTTGCCAAACGCCCGTCCACCGAAGTGAAACGCTATGATTGAAGCAAATAACGCCTGAGTCTCGTTATCCCAAAGCTGGTCAGCCAACGCATTAAATTCCACGCCGCTAGTTAAACCTTTGTATGCCAACACACCGTCAATACCAACCAGTAGAAAAAAGAACCCATAAGTAATTACTGGCCTGACTGATGCGCGGAAGTCTTTCATCCATGTGGATGTGCCTTCATTGAGGCTAGTGTCGTGGGCATAGATTGCTTGCATTTCAGATTGCTGAGCGCCAATCAAA